GGCGACGCGCTCAGGTACGCGATCAAGACATCCGACATCATCCCGCGCACGCCCCCCGAAGTCCTCTACGAGCAACGCATTCTCCCGCACATCCAGGCGGGCAACGGATTCAAGGCGATGGTCGAGCGATTCAAGCTCGACGAAGAACTAAGGAAAGGCGGCAAACCGATCTCGCCGCGTGGCAAGCGGAGGCGATAGAGGCATGAAGAAACTGCTCACAATCATCGCGGCGCTGGCGTTTCTCGCGTCCGGCACGATCAACGCGCAGGTCGCGGAGAAGCTGACGGCGCATCGGCTGGACAGGCCGTGGACGTTCTCCTCCTTCGTCGCCCCCACCGGCTGCGTCTCGACGTCGGTGCCGTTCTTCGGCGCGGCGGTGACGCTGGGGTGCGACGGGGGGATCACGTGGGACAACACGAACAAGAAGCTCGTCGTCAACCGGATCGGCTACAACGCCTACACGACTGCGCAGCGTGACGCGCTGACGGCCAGCGCGGGCGACGGGATCTACAACTCGACGACGGGGCGCTTCGAGGTCTACGACGGCGCGGCGTGGCACGGGCGCGTGCGGCTGGACGGGGACACGATGACGGGGCCGCTCCAGTCGAGCACGTTCCGGGCGTCACCGGCAGCCACCGTCACGATCACGGGTGCGACGAACGCGACGCCGATCGTGGTCACGGCGGTCGGGCACGGTCTTGTCACCGGCGACGCCATCAGCATCTCCGGCATCACCGGCAACACGAACGCGAACGGCTATTTCAAGGTCACGCGGCTGACCGCCGACACGTTCAGCCTCCAGAACTACAGCAGCGGCGCGGACATCGCGGGCAACGGCGCGTATGGCGGAACGCCGGTGGCGGTGACCGGGATCGTGCAGGCACAGCGCGTGCTCGTCGGGGACGGGACGGCGGCGGCGCCGAGCGTGGGTTTCGCGGCCTCGCCTGGGACTGGCATCTACTACCCGGTCAGCGACACGGTCGGCTTTGCTACTGCGGGTGTGTTCCGCGCGTCCATCAACAGCGCCGGTCGCGTGCTGGCAGGGATGGACACCGGGATGTTCGCGATTGGATCGTCTGCTGACACCATCCTCACCCGCGGCGCCGCCGCGACGCTCCAGGTCGGCGCGGCGAACAGCGCGACGCCGGTGGCGCAGACGCTGAAATTCCAGGACGCGACGGGCACCAACGCGAACGCGGCGGCGACGGCGACGATCAAGTGCCCAGGTGGGACTGGTACCGGCACTCCCGGAGCGTGCGTGTTTCAAGCGCCGGTTGGAGGCTCCTCTGGCTCGACGGCCCATACGCCTACCGACGCGCTGAAGATCATTGGAGCGGCCTCCGGCGGCGTTCCCGCCGTCGTCCTCGCCGCGACGCAGAGTCCGGCCAGCAACGCGGCTTGCACGGCAGGAACGATCACTTGGGACGCCTCCTACATCTACATCTGCACGGCCTCCGGCGCGTGGAAGCGCGCTGCTCTGACCGGCGGCTACTGACACGATGCGCCGCCCCCACCCCCACCCCTACCTCGCCATCGCGCTCGTCTGCGCCGCGGTCGTCCTCGCCACCGCAGCGATGCTGGCGTGCCCGGCGAGCGCGGAGATCGTCAGCTACAACGACGGGTGCAACACGTGTTGGCGCGATACGGAGACGGGCATGGGCGGATGCACCCTCCTCGCCTGCGTGGGCATGGGTGCTCTGAGGACAACGCCCACCCCGCCGCGCACGCCTGTCCCGACGCCGACTCCCGCCCCCGCAGCGGAGCCGACCTGCCTGCCGCTCATCCACGGCGCGATCGTCTGGCCCGGTTCACCGGAATGCACGGCCGAGCGCGGGACCGACACGCTCAACGTGCCTACCGAGGAGCGGATGCGCGCCATCCGCTACTTCAGCGCGCAGGTGCTCTGGTACGACCTGCGCGACGGCGTCCTCCAGACCGACGCCACGCAGGCCGAGCGGGATAGCGCGTGGGCGATGGCGCATGAGACGGTTCCGACCTACTACGACCGCCCGCTCTACGGCAGCTACGCCGCCACGCCACCGGCCCTACCGCCCAACTGCGGGCCGACCTCATGGTGCGGCTGTGCGAGCGGGATCGGGACGTGGCCCCCGAAGATCGACGTCTCGCAGCGGCTCGGCCGCGTTGAGCAGCTCGTCTCGTGGGAGATCACCAACGCCTTCCTCGGATCAATCCGTCGTCCCGACCTCTGGGACAACGCCTACGTCTCGTCGGTCGTGTCCCGAGTGGGGCAGCAGATCGGCGGCTGGAGTCAGTGATGGACCGTGCGTGTGGCAATCGCTTTGCTGCTCTTGCCGCCGCAGCGCTCATCACGGTTGGCTGCGGAACTGCCGAATCTGTCAAAGTCGCCTCGTCCGTCAACGCCTTCTACTTTGTCAACTCCCGCTACGAGGAACGGTGCGTCGCTGTCGTCGGCCCAGTGAAGGAATGCCGCGCAACCAACGACGCCCTTTCCCGGTGGAAGAAGGCGCTGAAGGAATCAGGCGAGGCAATCCAGCGTGGCGGCGCGCTGCCGCTCCAGATCAAGCACACGAAGAAGCTGGAGAAGGAGGCGCTGAAATGTCTTCCACGGTAACGAAGCTGGAGACCGCGTCCGTCCAGTCGATCATATCTGGCCTGCTTACGCTTGCCACGAGCGAGGGCGGGCAGGCTCTCCTGCTCAAGTTCTTTGGCGACGCCAAGATCACACCCTCCAAAGTGCATGACCTCGTCGCCTCGCTCCCCGACATCAAGCCACAGAAGGAGGCATCCAATGGGTAAGGTTGACTTCGCCGAAGCGCTGGGCTGGCTCCAGCTCGCGCAGCCCGCATACGAAGCTGGGAAGACCGCCGTGGAGACGCTTGAGGCTGTACCCAAGGACCAGCGCAAGCCGTCTCACTTCATCGCCTGTGCCACCGCAATCCTCGCCGCCGTCGGCCCACTCGCCGATCAGGTCGAGGAGGACATCAAGGACTAACGCTTTAGAAGGGGCGCGGCGATGAAGACATTGCTCGAATCGAACGCGACGAAGATTATCTTCGCATCGCTTGCATTTGATCTGCTCACGGCGCTTGGTCCGATGCTCTCGCAGCACAGGATTGACCCGTGGGCTCTCGGTGTCGTACTCGCAAAGAGTGCCGCCCTGCTTATCGGCAACGCCCTCCGCCCCGACATCAACGCTCCTGGCTTCAATTGGTTCAACGCCAAGGAGCCGAAGGGCTAATGGACCCGTGCATGAAGCCGGAGTGCGAAGCGCGTCTATCGGTTCTCGAAAGAGAGTACGAGTCCGTGCGGCTCGTGGCGGACAAGGCCGCCGCCGATGTCGTCAGGATCGAGAGGGACGTGGACAGGATCGGCTCTGAGATGCGCCGCCTCCGCGCCGTCATGGTCGGTTCCGACGAAGAGGAGAACGGTGGGCTCCGCGCCGAAGTGCAGTCACTGCGCGTTGACATGGCAGAGGCGCGGAAGTACCAGCGCTGGGTGTTCTGGATGTTGGCCGCGCTCCTCGGCGTCCTTTCGCCGGAGCAGCTCGCAAAACTTGTTGACGTAATCAAGGGGCTCGCTGGGCAGTGAAACTAAAGTTCAAGACCTCCGAAGTCCGCAAGCAGTGGGATACCAGCCCAAAGCGTCCCGCCGTGCTGGTTGAGGTAGTCGGGGATCTCTGCGACTTCACCTACTCTGAGTTCGAGTGGGAGCCACTCATGACATCGTTCATCCGCTCCGCCGAGGAGGATTCGGCGCTGGGCGGGTCTGGCGTCCACGTCAGGGGCGGCGCTGCCGACTTCCGCACCATCGGCGTACCCAAGGAAGAGGTAGCGGCGGCAGAGAGCCACATCAACAGCCGCTGGATCTACGACCCCAACCGGCCAGCGCTTCCTGTCGCCTACGCCAAGAAACACGGCAACGCGGAGCACCTGCACATCCAAACTCACCACAATACGCGCAGGAGATAGGCTTGGTAGTCGCGCTAGCCCTTGCTTTTCTGGCGGTGCTGCTTATAGTCGTACTTGCCAAGCTCAATTCTATTGAGCAGAAGTTGGACGCACTTCAGCGCGTTGGCGTGCTGGTCACGTCTAACAAGGAGGCCGGACGAGTGATTCCTCCCATGAGCGCCCGTCAGCGCATCCGCTGGTTTGAGCGCCGCATGAACGGCTTCCAGAGGGCTACGCCGTGAGCCTTGTTGACGTAATCCGCGACCTGATGCCGCTCCCCTCCCCCCGCCGCAAGGAAGGGGAGGTTGTGCCGGTCAACGTCAGCGACGGCGCCCCGGCTGGACTGGACCGCGACTCCGCCGCGCTGGTCATGCGGCTGGTGCAGGAGAAGGTCGCCGAGTCCGATACCAGCCGACGCTGGCAGCTTCAGCGCGTTCGCAAGGCCCGCGACTACTACTACGGGAAGCAGTGGCAAATCTGGTCGGTTGACCGGCAGATGTACATCCCGCTTTCCGACGTTCCGTCCAGTGCCTACGGCCTAGACGACCAGACGGCGGAAGACGACGATCCGGTCTATAGCTGGAACCTGTACCGGGCGACTGGCGAGTTCATCTCGTCCGTAATCTCGGGTGGCCCACCGACCGTCCGGTTCTTCCCCGCCGACGCCAACAACACACTCGACGTGGCCACGGCGAAGGCGGCGAACGACATCGTCGAGGTCTTCCACCGGACCAACAACATCGACAACCTGCTCTCGCAGGAAGCCTATTACCTATACAACGACGGTTTCTACGCAGCGTACGTCCGCCACGTCATTGACAAGCAGCGTTTCGGCGAGCGGGAAGAGCCGATCATGGGGCCGGTCGAGAAGGAACTCTCGCCGGACTCCTATGTCTGCCCGTCCTGCGGAGGTGGCTACCCAGTCCCCGAATGCCAGCGCTGCCAGCGTCCGCTTGGGCCGGAGAGCTTCGTCCCGCGGCAGACGACGACCATCGAGGACATCGTCGGAACGCAGAAGGTCCCGAACGGCAGCGAAGTCGTTGACCTCTATGGCGCCCTTGAGGTCAGGCTCCCGCCGGAAGCCCGCGACATTCAGGAAGCCTCGTACCTCATTCTCGCGCAGGAAGTCGATCCGGCGTTCCTGAAGGCCCTCTATCCCGACAAGGAAGAGGAGATCGGGACCAACACTGGCGGCATCGGGCTGGCAGAGGAGCGCACCTCGCGCACGATGCAGCAGACCGCCTCGTGGATGGCGGGGCCGTTCTCCGGACTGGACGACAAGGCTGGCCGTGCCACGTACACGCGGGCCTGGATTCGCCCCTCCGTCTTCTATCGACTCCCGAAGGAGAAGCGGGACGTCCTGCTCCAGCGCTATCCAGACGGCGGGTTCTTCGCCTTCGCTGGGAACGTGCTGCTTGAAGAGCGCAACGAGTCAATGGACGACTTCTGGGTCGTCTGCTTTGCGACGCCGGGCGAGGGCTCTATGCGCCCCAGCCTTGGCGACGTGATGCTGGATGTTCAGGACGCGCTCAACGATCTCCTCGACGTGGAGATGCAGAACGCGCGGCACTCGGTCCCGATGGTCTTCGTTGACACGCAGAGCATCGACAAGGACGAGATCCGGCAGAGCAGGGTCAGGGGCGGGCAGATGTACCCGGTGAAGAGGGTCACCGGAGACGCCATTGGCTCGCAGTTCTGGGAATCGACTCCGGCTGGCTCTAACCCGCAGGCCGTCGGTCTCCGGCAGGAAGTCTTCGGGAATATCACCCAGTACCTGACCGGCACGCTCCCCGGCCTAACCGGGCAGTCCGACCCGAATCTGAAGACTGCCAAGGCGTACGCGCAGGCCCGCGAGCAGGCGATGGGCCGCATCGCTGTCGTCTGGCGGCAGATGAAGGAAGCGCACGCGAAGATCGCGCTCCTGGCCGTCAGGCACTTCATCGCCAACCACAAGGGCGATACGACGTTCGCACAGATGACGCCCGCCGGGTTCCGCAACAAGACGATCAAGTTCGCGGACCTTCAGGGCCAGATCATCGCGTACCCGGAGAGCGACGAGGCGTACCCAGTAAGCGCCTCCGACAAGCGCGAGCAGCTCAACCAGCTCCTGATGACGGGCAACGCCGTCCTCGCCGGAGCCGTCACTAGCATCGAGAACTTCGACTACTACAAGTCGGTGCAGGGGCTGGAGGGGCTGAAGCTCCCCGGCGAGGCTGCGCGGAACAAGCAGTACAAGGAGATCGAGATTCTCCTGTCTCAGCCACCGCAGCAGCAGGAGATCCCACCGCAGCCGCAGATGGACCCAAACACTGGCGGGCCGCTGATCGACCCGATGACGGGCGCTCCGGCGATGACCCCGCCGCAGATGATTGAACTGCCCTCCTACCCCATCGAGCAGGTCACAGACGACCACATGATAGAGTTTCAGGCGTGTCAGGCGTGGCTGAATTCTGACGAGGGGTGGGAGGCCAAGCAAAGCAACCCGATGGGGCACCGCAACGTCGTGCTCCACGCGCAAGAACACTTCAAAGCCATGCAGGCGATGCAGCCGCAAGGAGGCGCCCCGCAATGAAGAAGCTCACTACCCTAGCTTTCCTTGCCCTCACGCTCTTCGCCGTTTCTACGGCGGAGGCGCAGGTTCAGATGGTCGCCTCTACCTCTACCAAGGCGCTTGGCGCAGTGACCGCCGGGACCGCATCGGCGGATACGCTACTCGCCGCCCTCAATGCCGAGACGAAGGCGTACCCCATCGGCAACGCATCGGATGTCGTCGTCAGTGTCTACTCGGACACCACGTCGTCCTGCACGGTACAGATCCTGACGGCGCCCGCCTCGTCCGGCCCGTGGTTCAACGTAACGTCTGCCGCGCCGATTACTGACCCATCGTCCACCGGCGAGCAGTGGTCGATCCCGCGCCATGCCTTTGTCAAGGTCAAGATCAGTGCCTACGTCTCCGGGAATGTCCGCGCCGTGATCTTCGCGCGCGAAGGGAAGAACCAAATCTACTAGCGCCTATCGGAGCACGTAACGCTCCGTAACGATTGGAGACTAAATGAGCGACGAAGTCATCTCCGCAGGAAGCGTATCTGCGGAAACCGTAACCGCCCCGGCTCCTGAGTCCGCGCCCGCGTCCGCGTCAGAGACGCCTCAGAGTGCTGGCACGTCGGGGAACTCGCGAAACCTCGACGCGAAGGCCGATTATCTCTCCAGAATCCAGCAGGCTGCACAGAACTACAACGAATCCGATCCTGCGGAAGCGGCTGTTGCTGCGGCGGAAGCTGCGGCAAACGCCGATCCCGCTACGGGCGCCCCCGTCAGTGGCGAGTCGGATCAGCCGGTAGCCGAGCAGCCGCAGGTGGAGACTCAGCCCCAGACCGAGGAACCGGCCAAGGCACCCGTCATCCCTTACGACCAGCTTCCCGAGAACATGCGGGGCGCTCTCAGTAAGGCCAATCTGGACAGGAACGTCAAGGAGGCTCTCGCGCAGGCGTGGTACGAACGCAAGGCGTTCCACGATACCGGCTTCACAGTGGAGCACGCGAGGCAGCTAAAGACGTTCGGGTTTACCCCGGAGGCCGCGGTAGAGCGAGTGAAGCTGCACCCAACCGTCAGCGACGCGCAGACGGATGCACAGCTCGCCGACATCGCACGCGGTCTCATCAACGACTACCAGAACAACCCGCAGGGAATGATCGACGGCCTGCGCCAGTTCGTCCCGCAGGGATTCACTGGCTTCGCGCAGACCTTCGCCAAGCAGCTTAGGCAGACGGCGCCGGAAGTCTTCCACGACGTTGCCTCTGATGTCATGTGGACGGCGATCTCGATCATGGAGCGCGATCTCCCCGAAGACGCGCTGGACGAGCGTGAACACGTCGCCTTCGTAAAGGCCAGGCTCTTCCCGCAACAGCAGGGGAATCAGGGCGGACAGGCATCCCCGTTCAACCCCAACGATCCGATCCATAAGAAGTACGCGGAGATCGTACAGGCGCAGCAGCAGCAGCGGGCGTTCATGGCGGAGCAGTTCGAGACGGCCCTCGTGCAGTACGGCGAGGAGCAGGTCAAGAACGAGATCGTCGAGCGTTTCCGTGCGGCGGCCCCGGCTGGCCTCGACGAGGAGTTCGTGGGCCGTGCCGTCACCGATACTCTCGCCGCGGTCAAGAACGACGTGATGGGCAATCGTACCGTCATGGATCAGATTCGTCGGTTCTTCTCCGGCAACCTCTCGCAGGAAGACCTAAACGCAGCGGTTCAGTTCATCGCAGATAGGGCTCGACCGCTGATCGCCGTTCACCTAAAGCCGCAGGTTGACTTCTGGTCCAAAGCGGCTCGACCCACGACCGCGACCACGAACCCAGCCGTTGCTCCCCGCCCCGCGGCAAAGCCCGCAGCGGCGAGTCCCGCGGCGTCGGCGCAGTCCATTGGACGCGCGCCCGCTCCGACATCGCCGACGACTGCCCCCCCCGACTACATCAAGGCGGCGAGGGCAAAGGGGTGGGATGAGTTCCGGATTCTGAACGAGTGGAGTCGCGGTCACAGATAAGAGGTAGCCAATGGCTGCACAGGCTTATTCCGATGTTGCTGCCGTTCAGATCGAGGCGGTCTCGCCCCTTCTGACCGGCTTCTGGGATGAAGAGGATTCGCTCTACGCGAAGTTCGAGAAGGTTCCCTCGCAGAGCCAGTCCGGCCGCGCGATGCGTATCCCCGTCGAGCTTCGCCCGTCTGCCGCGTTCGCTGCCGCCGACTTCGACGGCGGGAACGTCCCGGCTGGCGGTGGGCCGCTCTTCGACTACGCCTCGCTCACCCCGGTTGAGCAGTCCCTCACGCTGGAGTGGACGCTCAAGAACAAGTTCACGACCGACTCCGACGCCAAGGCGATCGTTGACACCGTTCAGCGGACCATCGCCTCTGGCATCAAGGAGTCCAAGATCATGGTCGATAAGACCCTTCAGACGAGCGGCACCGGCATCGTTGCCACCGTCACCGCGAAGGGCTCGGCCCCGACCTACGGCGTCGCCGGTAACGGCTTCGGCGCCCGTCTCCTCCGCCGCGGGATGCACATCTCGGTCTACGACTCCACGCAGGCCAACTACCGTGGCGCCGTCACGGTAGTCTCGGTGGACTACAAGAACGAGACGGTTACCCTCTCCGGCACCCTCGCTGGCGCGATCGACGTTGGCGACAAGCTCTGCATCGGTGGGCTGACGGCGACCCCGCCCAGCTTCATCTTCGGTCTCCCCTACCACGCCAACGCCTCGACCTCCGGTACGTGGCTCTCGTGGACGCGCTCCAACTACCCCGAGATCATCACGCCCAACGTCGCGGCTGGCTCCACGAACCTGACCATCGAGTACGTCCACAAGCTCATGGCTCTCATGGAGGGCGAGCTTTCCGACGTGTTCGACTCGGGCAACTGGACTTGGTACATGAACCCGAAGCAGCACTTCCAGCTCATCCAGCTCATGACGCAGATCAGCGAAATCCACCTCCCGATGGGCTCCGGCAACGGGGAAGTGGACCTCGCGTTCAACCGCAAGCGTCAGCGGATGCTGGCCTCCATTCCCGTGATGACCTCGATCAACGCGGACAACTCGCGTATCGACCTCATCGACCTCCAGAACTGGATGCGTGGCACCTACAAGGATCTCGGCTTCCTTAGCCTCGGCGGGAAGACGGTTCTGCCGAAGGTAGGGTCCTCGACCTACACCTTCGCCGAGCAGTCGATCCTCGGGTGGGCGCACCAGTTCGCCTGCAAGAACCCGCGGCGCGGCGGGTACATCTCCGGCCTCACGGTCCCCTTCTGATCTAGCTAGTGGCGAGAGGGGGATGGGGACGCCTGTCCCCCTCTCCGCCATCTCTCCGAAAGGCAGGGTAGCTTGCACGTAGTCTGTACCGAAGTGAATCACCTTGCGCCTCCAGAAGGGGTGCAGGAGTTTCTGACCGAGTACGGCGGGAAGAACCTCTACGGCGAACCCAACTTTCGTGTCGTCTGGAGCAACGGGCGAATCGTCAAGAGAACCAGGCGCTTCATCGACACGGACGCATCGGGCAACATCATCAGGCAAGCGGTTGGCACGCGGACAATTCGGCGGTATAATGTGCCGACACTCCGCGATCGGTTCGTTATAGAGCGATGGCATCCGGCATCGTTCTACGGCGATCCCGAGACATGGCAGTACAAGAACACAAAGCTGATTGACGGGCACCTCGTCCAGCCCATCGGCGACTACCCTGCGCGCGGAGACTACGAGCACGTTGACACCGTAGAGACGGTTGACGCTGCTGGCAACAGGCACTTCCTGTGGCCATCCCGCGAGTACGTCAAGTTCGTCGTCGATTCGTTCAACTACGTCAAGAGCCTGTCCACTCGCGACATCGAGAACACGCTCACAGCGGAGGACGAGGCCAAAGAGAACGCGATGTTCGACAACATCCTTGCCCGCGTCAAGGACGCCTCACGCCCATTCGGCGGTATCCAACCGTTCGTGTCAATGGCCGGAATCCACCCGATTAGCTGAAAGGAGCCATTGTGGCAGACTCGTTCGTCTTTAGCGTAAACAGGGACAATGTGGACGTTGACTGTGGTCAGCTTGGCGTCTACACGATCAAGGGGGCGACGAAGATTTGGGCTCGCACCCCCATCTGCGACCGACACGTACTGAAGGACTTCGGCGAGAAGTTCGAGAAGTACGTCGAGGACGGCCGGAACATCGCGAAGGACATCGTTGATCGCAGCCCAGAGGATGGGTTCTTCATCTGCGCTGGCAAGGAGCCTTCGACCGAAGAGCTTCAGGCGGCCAACGCGAAGTTCCGCGAGGTCTGCGCGCACATCGTCCGTCACGCCGACGCCCTCTGGGAGCGCACACGCAACCGCGAGATCATCTCCGAGCGCGCCCGTCGCGCCGCCCGTTTCGTTGGCGCTGCGCCGGAGTGGCTCGACCAGACGCTCACTGACGAGAAGAAGAAGTGCCCGCGCTGCGCGGAACTCATCAAGGCCGAGGCGTCGTTCTGTCGGTTCTGTCAGTTTGACCTGACCGGCAAGCCGCCCGTCCCGGCGTCGAGGTAATAGCCTATGGCTCTTCCGACGGTCGAGGATGTCAACTCGCAGGTCAAGTACATCGTTGCTGATTCTGCGGGCGACTACCTCACGGACGCCTATCTACTGCCCTACATCCAGAGGGCGTACCGGAAGGCCGCCCGTGTGCTCCGCGCCGCCGGGATGAGGCTACTCGTCAAGGACAGCTCCGCCATCGTTGTTACAGCGGCCGTTGTAAAGCTGGAGCGCTCCGGAGCTGGCACCCTCTACCCAGCCGACCTCGTCCGCCCCATCTCCCTGCGGGAGCGCCCGAATGCCCCGCCGGGATCGAACTGGTCGCAGATGAGCCAGCAGCAGGAGCCGTTCTACGACGCGACCGCAACGACCAGTCGCAAGGTCTGGGACTGGCGCGCGGATGCGATCCACTTCCCCGCCGCTTCGGCAAGCACGGACATCGTTGTTCGCTACGAGGCAGAGATCCCGGCCCTTACCGGAAACTCGTCCGAGGTAATCATCCCGGACGCGCTCGACGCCGTGGCGCTCCTGTCTGCCGCCTACGTTGCGCAGGCGCGTGACGAGCAGCAGACATCGGCGAAGTTCGAGGCGCTCGGTATGGAAGACCTCCAGCTTATCGCGCAGGCCGAGACTGGCATCAAGGCGGCTCGCGCGGCTTCGTTCGGGAGGCAGTAATGAGCACGCCGTCTGTCTTCCTGATGACGCGCTCTGTCGCAACGAACATCAACCAGCCGGGGTCTCGGCAGTTCACGGACCCCGAGATCAAGGAACACATCAATAGGGCACTCGGGGCGATCCAGATGGGTCTCCAGAGTCACGGCGTCAAGGACATCAGGGCCGAGGCGACCATTACGCTCCCCGCTGCCGCGACATCTATCACGTCAGCCACTACGCCCGCTCTTCCGACGGGGTTCGCCTCGCCGATCCGCCTTTGGGAGAAGAACGGGGATCTGTGGCGCGACATGACTCAGGTAAAGGACCACCTCCCCCAGAACGCCCAGCAGGGCGAGCGTCTTGTTTGGTGGGAGTGGCGGGATCAGGGGCTTCGTTTCGTTGGGTGTACGCAGGCGATCGACGTCAAGATCCACTACAGGATGAACGTCGCCGACGTTGCGTATCCCACCGACACGATTTCCCTGTCCAACCTGACCGAGGTGGTGATCGCCAAGGCGTCTGCCGTTGGCGCAGTCATCGCCGGTCTCTCTACGGCTCAGTATTTCGAGGATCAGTACAGGCTGCTCTTCGATCAGTATCTGGGCATCGACGCAAAGCATGGGCAGGCGACTGGGTTCAGGCGTCAAAGGCGCCGTCTCGGCATCCCAGTCTGGAGGTACTAATGGCTACTGCTACCGCAACCTTCACCCGCAACAAGACGAAGATGGATGTCTCGGAGCGCTACGTGACTCACTATGGGACCGTCGCGATTCAGGCGTCCCCCGCAACCTACGCGACAGGCGGGCTCACGCTCGACCTGTCGGCCGTGCTCTCGAATGACCTTCCGGAGGACGTGAACATCTACTTCGACGCCCCGACCGGGTGGCTCCTGCGCTACTCGACTGGCTCCACGCTGAAGAACGGAAAGGTCGTCCTGTATGGGTATGTCCCTTCTGACGCCACGGCTGGCACTCTGCCTCTCGCTGAGTTTGACAACTCTACCGCCATCCCAGCGGCTGTCAGCGGCGGAACCATCAAGATCAGCTTCAAGACGAGGAAGCTCCGCTAATCCGATGATCGAAGGCTTTGAGCCCGCCGTGGTGGACACCCTTGGTGGTCTATGCACGCTCATGGAGCGTTCGGACCTCCCGGTGGGGCTGTCCCCACTCGCGAAGAACGTCAAGTTCTTCCCTGGCGGCGTGCAGTCGCGCGGCGGGTTCAGCAGCTTCTGGACGGAGGCTGGGGTATCGGATGGGTATTGGTCACTCACGGACTTCGTGGATGGGCGCGGGGATCGCTACTACGCATTCCTGCGCGGCGGGAAGGGAACTCTCGCCGTGCTCGGGTATCCTGGCGGTGTTGCCACGCAAACCGACCTGACGCAGCGTATGGGTTTCAACCCCAGCTTCTCTACCATCCGCACCGCCACGCTCTATGGCCGCGTTTACGTCTGCCTTAGCGACGGCATCCGCGGACTCATGCCCCCGTGGCAGATCGCGAGCACGTCCGGACTCGTGGCGCGCAACGTGGCGGCTACCGGTGGGCACGAGGCGCTGATCGCGTTCGGTGCCGGGGCGATGCTCGCCGGAACATACTACGTAGCGGTAGCGTTCGAGACGGATACCGGCTACATCTCCGGAGCCGTAAAGCTGAACTACGACACGACTGCCGTGCCGTGCAATATCTCGCTTTCGTCCATCCCCATCGGCCCACCTGGGACAACGAAGCGACGCATCTTCATCTCGCTCGTTGACTCGTTCGAGCTTTACAACCCAGCCGGGCTGGTCATCAACGACAACACGACAACGTCGTTCGGGCCGTTTGACCTCACCGTAGACGAGATCGCTTCCGGCCTCCCGTTCATTGACTACATCGGACTACGCAAGCCGCCGATGCAGCTTGGCGTTGAGGCATACTCGAACCGCCTCGTCTATTGGGGCGGGGACGGCAGGATCGACTCCTTCTTCGGCCCAACGAACTCGGCCACTCCGCTGACCTACTCGTCCATCGGCCTCATCAACCTAGACTTCTCCGCCGATGTCGCCTCGTCCTATACGTGGGGCGTAGCCGGAGAGTACGGCGAGTGGTACGGTGCCAGCGCGTCTGCCGCAGTAACGGCAGGATCGTATCTACAGGGAGAGCTATCCAACTACCTGACGCTCACGTCGTCTGGCGGTGCCACCGACGCACTGGTTCAGCAGGGCTATGGCTCGATGGCTGTCACTGCACGCTACAACCGCGACACTCTCGGCAACTACTATCTCCAGCCTGGCCGTAAGTACGGAATTCGCGTCAGGGCCAGACGCTCTGCGACCGGCGCCGCCGGCAATCTCGTAATCAAGATGTACGAGCACACGGCGCTCGGCGCCAGGACCACGCTCACCACGGCAACATTCCCCGTCACGTCGATGGGCGAAGAGTGGAACGTGTTTGAGGCGTACGGTACCACTGCGCCGACCGGCCTCGCCAACCTCTCCATAGATGTCTACCTAGCGAACGTCACCAACGCAGCGAAGGTGGATGTGTCGCATATCGAGGTCTTCGATAACGAGTATAGGCGCGGCACGTCAACCCTATCCATCTCGCGCGTGGACGACCCTGAATCGTTCGACGTCGTAAGCGGCTCTCTTACCGTTAGCCCCAACGATGGGCAGGAGATCCGAGACGTATTCGTCCTCAACGGGAACATGTACATCGCCAAGGAGCGGTCGCTCTACGTCGTCACCGACAACGGACAGGAACCCGCATTCTGGTCGCCGCAGATCGTCTCCGACACCGTTGGGACTCCGTCAGTGCATGGCTCTGCGGTTGGCGACAACTTCGCTCTTCTGGCTAGCCGAGACGGGCTATACTTGCTGACCGGCGGTTCCCCGCTAAAGGTTAGTCAGGAGATCCAGCCAACGTGGGATCTCTTCGACTGGACAAAGGGCGAGCGCATCTTCGTCGCCATCGACACCGTAAGCCAGTACGCCATCGTCGGCGGTCCGACAAGCACAGGCTACCAGCAACTCCGCGTTGACTTCGTGCAAGGATGGGGTGATCCAGTCGGAAGCGGCGGCAACGGCAGGAAGTGGAGCACTGATACGCGCTTCACTGGTACTCCTGCAACTGAGACCGGCAAGTTCAACGGGGCGGCAACGGTAACGCGAAGGACTGGCGAACGCTCCATCGTCTACTGCGCCTCTGACGACTCCACTGGAGCCTACTACGAGAGCGCTTCCGTCCACTCGGACTACTCCGGGAAGATTGAGTCGGTCTACGAGACGGCCCCGCTCGGAATGGACATGGGGCGCAGCCTTTTCGGCACGCTACTGCACAAACTGCGCGGCAGCGGAACGCTTCTGTCGTGGTTCGTCAGGCCGGACGGCTCGGCGACCGTACTGCCGTCGAAGACACTCGGGGCCAACCCACTGCACGACGTCGAGATCCACACCAACAACACGGATACCCAGCTTGGAATCCGCATCGGCACCAGCGCTACCGGAGACTACTTTATCGCCAAGCGCCTGTGCGTGTTCCGCAAGCGCGCCCCGTTCTCGCTTCTTAGGGGGTACTGATGGTGGACAACCCGCGCATCAGCGTCCCCAAGCTGTCATCGCAGGTTGGCAATCCGAAGCTCTACGAGACGCTTCGCGACATGCTGCTTGAGACGGCGCGCTTCGTTCGCGAGGTCGCTGCACCGCGGAAGATTACTGGGCCAAGCCTGCTCGGGCTGTCCGCCGAAAAGGAGGACTACGTCGAGCAGATCACTACTGGATACGGGCTGTCGCTAGTCGGAGGGTCACTCTATGTCTCAATGTCCGGCCCAAACCTGCTTGGGCGCTACTCGTCTGGCGCTGGCGTCGCGCAGCCCATCTCGGTTGGGACGGGGCTATCGCTCTCCGGCGCCGGAGTCCTGTCGTCTACCGTGACAGAGAAGACTCTCCGCACCGCCCTCTATACGTCTGGCTCCGGCAACTTCACGACCGGCGCTGGCGTTACCAAGATTTACGTAACAGCTTGCGCTGGCGGCGGCGGGGCTGGTGGCATCGAGACGGACACCGCCCACGGCGGCGCTGGCGGCGGTGGTGGCGGCGAGGCCATCATTGAGAAGGAGTTCACCGTCACCGGATCAACGGTCTACGCCTACGCAGTTGGCGCTGGCGGCACGGCCGGAACAGACAGTTCTACGGTGGGGTCCGTCACGGATGGCGGGACGGGCGGCACAACCAGCCTTGGCGCGCTCTTCTCACTGACCGGCGGCGCTGGCGGCAAGAAGGCAACGGCTACCGTCTACGGGGCTGGTGGCGCACCCGGCGGCACTGGTGGGGCGCGCGGTGAAACGGGGCATCCTGCGACCGCAGACCGCAGCGGGGCGAACGCGGTTCACGGGATGGGCGGAATGTCAGGACCATTCGGATTCGGGCACGGCGGAACTAGATCCGGCGACAACGCAGCGAACGCTGGGCAGGGCGGCGTCCTGCTCATCAAGTGGTACGAGTAAGGAGGACTGAGTATGGGCGCATCTAACGGAGGTCTTGGTGGTGTTTATGGTGGAGGCGGCATCCAGCCGCAGCCGCCCTCTGGCGGTGGAACTCGCGGATTTGACGTGATGCCGCGGCAGACGCCGATCGCGCTTGGCAACTTCGGGCCGAAGTCTGGACCCGGCAACAACCCAGGCGACGGTGGCATGACTACCACCGATCCGAACAACCCATTCTGGGCTGGCCCGCGAACGCTGCCGCCGCCGCCGAAGCCTCAGCCGATGCCGCCCGCTGGCCCAAGTGGCGGCTTGGGTGGTGGCGTCTGGGCGCCCACCCCCATCGCAAGGCCGAATCCCATTGGCGGACAGATTCCCGGCTACACACCGCCTCCCGGAGTCGGTCCCATCAAATATCCGGGCGACAGTCCCGGCGCCCCTCAGCCGATGCCGCCTACCACCAGCCCCGGAGTCAATCCCGTTGACAGTCCCGGCGCCCCTCAGCCGATGCCGCCTACCACCAGCCCCGGAGTCAATCCCGTTGACAGTCCCGGCATCCCTCAGCCGATGCCGCCCACTACTGGCCCCGGAGTCGGTCCCATCAAATATCCGGGCGACCCAACTCCTCCCGGCACCGGCGGCTCGTCCGGCGGGAACGTTACCGGCCCCCGTCCCAGCCTCTTCCCCATGCCGCAGCCCAAGATGCCGTGGCGTACCAATGTGAACTTCTATCGCCCCCCGCAGACGAAGTTCCGGTAAGAGTACGCAATGGGCGGCAACAGCAACTACAGCGCCCCCGATCCGGCCGTCTCTAACGTGAGCGTAAGCCAGAGCGCTGCGCGTGAGGCTGCTCGTGCCGCCACGCAGTATCTCGGCGAGGACTTCGTTCAGGGCCTCGTGGGTGGTTCCGGGTCAACCGCGATGTCCGACTCCTACACGCAGGCGCTCGACGACACGCAGCTCCGGAACAATTGGGAGAAGATGATTGCAGGCATCGGAAGCGAAAACGCCCAGCAGCCAGCAGCAGCCGCTCCCGCCGGAAGCGCAGGGAACACTCCGGGGTGGTAGCGAGTTCTCGATCCGTCGGTATACTCCGGCGGATCGGGAAGCGGTGCTGGAGCTACGCAAGCGTCACGACGAGAGCCTGTGGTTCGCTGACCCGGACGACCCGGTCAACTTCGTCACCTTCCTGCTTGAAGTAAACGGGAAGCTCGTCGCGGCTGTAACCGGCCGCGCCACCATCGAGGGCTTCCTGATGATTGACAGATCGTTCGGCGAACCGGCGGACAGGCTAGATGTCATCTCTAGGCTTATTGACGCTGGCGTCGCTCACGCTTCTTCTGTTGGTGCTCGCGAGATTCACATCGGTGTCAACCCGCAGAAGAAGGGCTGGATTAGGAAACTACTCGGCGTCATCGGGGCGTTCGACGACGACAGACACCACGTTGTCATCTCGACGCTTGCCAGAAACAAACACTGAAACGGAGGACTCAATGAGCACTGTAATCCCCGGCCCCATCACCGATTCTCGCCTCTTCCCCATCGCCAGCTTCCGCGAGCGGCAGGACACCCCTGAATACTGGGAGGCGCAGGCCGAGAAGCTCCCTCCGCGTGCCTACAACTACACGCGCTACAAGGAGGAGGCGAAGTGGCGGCGCGACCCCCGTGTCCAGGATGTCTACGCTGGACTCATCTCGGCTGGCTGGCCCACTGGCAAGCTCATCCCCGCCGACCGCATCCTAGGGGCGCTGAATGCCGGAGTTCCCGTTGATACGCTTATCGAGCACTTCAACGGCGCGCTCCTGTCCTACAGCCGTGACGGCTACACCATCGACCACGCCACGATGTACGGGTTCTCGCAGGCTGGTCACGGTGCCAACTTCCGTCTGACCCCCGAGCGCATCGCATCCCTCAAGCGCGGCGAGGACATCGGCGTTCCCAACTGGCGCTGGGGCGAATAAGGGCCATCCCTTCTGTTGATGGTGGTATCGGCCGCTCGACCGCTGGAGGTGACTCATGGGCGTTAGTTTTGGTGCCGGTGGCAGCCAGAAGGATCAGACTGGGACCACCCAGGGCTACTTCCTTGGGGACGATCCCTCGCAGCGGTGGTCTCCTGCGCTTGATCTCGTATACAAGCTGTCAGACATGGCGAACCAGTCGAACGCGCAGAGCAACCTTCTGTTCGGCGGTGCTGGCTATGGCGGTTCGTTTGAGAGCGCTGACCAGCGTGCGGCGCGAGCGGCCGGTGGGAATCTGAACTCCAAGCCGTATGGCGGATGGGGCGGGTATGGATCTACCAGCCCCGTCCAGTATTGGGACCCATCCGGTACGCGGCCTGACCTGGTCAACGGCCAGCCAGTATACCCGGGCCAGCCGCCCGGCAACACGGGGGTGGTTCCACCGACGCAGCCACCGCCGAATATGCCGCCAACGACGCAGGTTCCTCCAATCACAGGCGGACTCCCGGCTCCTGGTCAGCCCGGCGGACCGGCGCTGCCGCCCAAGCAGGCCCCGTGGCAACCAGAGGGCGGCTATACGATGACTGCCGATCCGCAGGTTACGCAGCCAGTCAAGCCCCCTGGGGCGGACTCGTACCAGCAGTCTGCTGGCAGCGGCAAGCCCGGCGAGATAACGGACCCCAACAAGTTCCCGATGGCCGCAGACCGCGAACGCAAGGATACGCCAGAGTATTGGGAGGCCCTCGCGGCAGGGCTTCCGAAGGACTCCGTAGCTAAGCAGAAGTACACCGAGACGGCGCAGTACCTTCGCGACCCGAAGGTGCAGCAGGTTTACCAGTCGATGATTGGCGCTGGCTGGCCGACGGGGAAACTGATCCCGGCCGACCGTATCAAGCAGGCGCTCGACGCTGGCGTCGCCCCGCAAACACTCTCCAGCCACTACAACTCGGCGCTTCAGTCCTACTCCAAGAGCGGACAGATCGACCACGCGGCCATGTACGCCTTCGCGCAGGCAGGGCACGGCGCGAACTTTAGGCTGCCCGACGAGGTCATTACAAACCTCAAGAACGGGCAGGACGTTGGTGTGTCCAACTGGCGGCGCGGTGACGAGCAGGCAGCGGCTCCCGCCCCCAAGCAGGCTCAGGTTGGGACGTCGGCGACAAAGGCGGCGGCACCCGGCTACCAGTCCATGACAATGTCCATCCCCGGCGGTCCGGAGCCGCAGATCGGCACTGCCGGAAACAAACCACCGGACACCGCCAAGCCGGGCGACGAATGGTCGTCCCCGGACGGCAAGGTCTATACGCGCAACAACGACGGCACATGGTCGGCCCCGGACGGCAGCGTATGGCGTGGCGGTGGCAACTCCGGCGGTGGCACCGTAACCGGCGGCGGCAACGGCACCAGCGGTGGCGACGGCAGCGGCGGCACACGGCCCGGAACGGGTGGCGGTGGCGGTAAGGGTGATACGCAGGGCACTGGCAACGATGGCTCTGGCGGCGGAGAACAGGGCAACAACATGTTCCCCTATCCCGGATGGGGCAACTACCAGACGAACCCGGACGGAACCCCCGCCAACGGCCACTTCGCATTCGAGCAGGGTTCTAACGGGCAGTTCACGCCAGACGTGTGGTCCACCTCGCCGCAGTGGCGCCCGGGGGAGCCGACCGGCGGTCTCTACGGGGCCTTCGCAGAGATGGCCGGTGGTCGGCTAACGCCCTACGAGAATCGCATCGGCGAGGCTTGGCAGGGTCGCGCGGTCAATCCCGGCGGCTGGGCAGACCAGAACTACTACAACGCGCTGGCGCAGTACAACGCCTCGCCCGGCATCGGGCTCAAGGAGTCGTACAACGCCTACAACAACATGATCAATAGCAACGGCTACTCCGACGCAGAGAAGGGCGCGATCTCCGGCTCGGCAGTGCGTGGCGTAACCGCTGGCTACCAGCGCGGCATGGACGACATGAAGCGTCAGGCTGCTCGTACCGGCAACGCGAACGCGGCCTACGCTGCGATGTCGCAGATGAGCCCGTCCTACGGGGCGCAGCTTGGTGAAGTCAACCGCCAGAACGAGATCAAGTTCGCCGACGAGAAGGCCCGCCGCAACGAGGCTGGCGCCTCCGGCATGACGAACGTCGCCGCCCTCGGTAACACGAAGGCGCAGTTCGGACTCAACTCGCAGCAGAACTTCGCGAACGAGATGGCGCGTCGTCAGGAGACGGCGATCCGCGGCATGGGCGACTACGCGGCATACGGGCGTGGCCTCCAGCAGCAGGGCCTCTCGGGCATGGGCGACCTCTACAAGCAGCAGAACGCGAACACGCAGAACTACTACAACATGATCTCGAACCTCCTTGGGCGCCAGGTCGGCACGAGGATGTACGGGGAGTCCTCCGGCGAAGGCATCAACGTCGGGGCGACTGGCGGGTCCTAAGCGGAGGCGAGACGTATGCCGCAGATGAATCCCGACCTCCTTCAGATGATGGCGGAACTCGCCGACGACTCCGACATCATGGGCCAGATTTCGCAGAGCGTCCCGTCCCGTTCGCGCGGGGCGGGCGCCCGCGTCTCTATTGGCGGCAGCGGCGGCTCTGGCTACTCAGTCCCGCAGCTTGCGCGCGAATACGTTGGGCAGGAGCAGGCCAGCGCAGAGGCCACGGACGACGGGCAGAACGGCCCGGTCGCCGCGAAGTCTCACGCGATGGCCTACATGGAAGACCCGCAGTGGCAGCACTGGGACAAGATGCGATCCGGCGCCGTCAACAACATGAAGGGCGGCGGCGGCTTCTGGGGCTGGGCTACGGGCGGGCGCTACAACAACGCGCTCGGGCAGGAGGCGCAGTACGCCGACTACATGGCGCGGCAGATTGAGAAGCGCTATCTTGACGAGGCAACCGTCAGGGCGGCGAATACCGACAGGTACGACTGGACGAAGCCGTCGCGGCAGGCCGTCTACAACCCAGAGACGGGAACCTACGCCGACGAGTTCACTGGAACGCTCGGCGGAAAGGCCATGCGTCCGGTTGATCGCCCGACGCAGGACATGGTCACGGAGACTGGTGCGGTCGTGAACGCTACCCGCGGCCCCGCAAATCAGGGCTGGGTAACGAAGGGTGCTGCTCTTCCGGATGAGACGAGGTACGCCAACGGCGCCACCGAGCCTCCTACCGAGGGTCCGTTCGCCGGTGGCGTGGCCGACTCCGAAGAGTCCATGCCCGTCATCCGCGACGCGAAGATGCTTTCAGAGAACGCGAAGGCGCGCTCCGAAGTCAAGCGTGACGAGGCTGCGGCAAAGAAGGACGAGGCGCTTGCTGCTGCTGCTGGCGCGGAGGAGTTCTCGTCCGCGTCCCCCGGCTCCGTCGTCTACGACAAGAGGTCTGGCAAACAGAAGTTCTCTGTCCCGCAGACGGCGAGCCAGAGCGGGGCGAATCGCAGCGGCGGTAGCAAGCCGATGGCTACAAAGGACATCGTCGCGCAGGCGAGGGCCAACGCGCTAGCGTCTGTCCCGAAGCCGCGGCTGAACGAGTGGGATCCGAAGGCGAGCGAGAAGCTGGCTGCATGGCAGTCCGAGTACGACAAGAAGTTCGAGGCGGAGCTTGAGCGTATCGGCGACATGGCATCCGGCGCCCCTTCCGTTGGTGATGCCGAACCGGATAATGACTACGGCGCGCGGAAGCCTCCGGCCCCGTCCAAGGGTAAGTCCACCGAGTCATCCATTACGCTCGGCAAGGATGCTGGCGGCTATAAGAAGGGTGCTAGGGTCAAGGTCCGCGTCTACGAAGACGGCTCGGTTGACATCCTCGGCCCAGCCGGGAAGTAGGAGTCTCAATGCCGATCGGTCAGTTCTCCCTCGATGACCTCGGGGCGGGTGCAGAACAGCCGAAGAAGAAGACCGGCGCGTTCACGCTGGATGATCTCGGCGTGTCCGCAGAGCCGGAGACCGGCGTAGCGCTGGCCGATCCTGGGCGCAGGGCTGTCGGCGAGTCGTTCACCTACGACAACGACTCCAAGCTGATGACGCGGGACGGGAAGCGCCTCGCGCCGACGTACGTGGCATCTGCCACGGTCACTGCCGCCGCCCCGACGCCGGAAGAAGAGATCGTCTCGCGTAACGAGCTTCCTCCGGGCTACAAGATTTCGACGCCAATCCATGGCGGCAACGAAGTCAGGGCTCGGCTGAAGGCGGCGAAGCGCAGTACCGGCAAGCCCATCGCCGAGACGATGACGCCGGAGGCGATCCAGCGCGTCGCCGGTACGGACAAGACCGAGGCGTCTAGCGGTACGGCGCTGGCCGATACGCCGAAGTTCGCCGAGAAGACGCTTGAGGTTGCCAGCTACCTTGGCGTCCCGTTCGAGGAAGCGCGGCGCATCATGTCCGCGTTCAACCCGGTCTCTGAGCCAGAGGCGCCGAAGTACGTCGGCAAGGGCTTCCACGAGATCGCGTCCGCCGCGACAGAGCCGCTCCGCAAGTTCGTGCAGGGCTCTCCGGACGAACCGATCGAAGACACCATCCTAAAGGCGCCGATGCGCCTCGGCGGGCTACTGACCGAGGCCACAGTTATTGACCCCGTCAACGCGGTTCAGATGGCGGCTGGCGTTGGGGCTACGCCGAAACTGATCGGCGGGTTCGAGAAGATGAGCCCGCTGACCCGCGGGCTGGAGAAGGCGCTTGGGCTGTCGTTCCTCCCGACGATGGCAGAGTCTGCCATCCAGTCAACCGGAGACGCCGCCGCAGAGACAACGGAGAATGGTGTACAGGGCCTCCTCCGCTCCGCACCGCAGGCGCTTGTATCCACTGCCTTCACGGCTCTATCGGCGAAGCACGCCGGGCGGTCGGGGTCCGACGCCTACTACAACCAGCGCGGCGAGAGCCTCGCGAAGCGTACCTACGAGAAGTACGGCGAGGCGCTTGCCTCGGCAAAGGAAAAGGCGAAGGCTAACCTTGACGCCAGCCGCAGCACGTATGACGGGATGACCGCAGACGAGGTCGCTGCATTTGCACACGACCGCAAGGCTGCTGCAACCGGCGTAGGGCGTGATGTGGCCATGCGGATGGCAGATCCAGAGGGCAAGAATAGCGTACCGCAGGAAACCATTGACGCCATCAACGAGCAGGTTCGCGATATGTCGCTTCGTCGCGGGCCATCCGACGACGAGCTTGCGGCTGTCGCGCGCTCGATGTTCTCTGATCGCCCCGATGTCAAGGTGCAGATCCACGAGGATACGAGCACGCTTCCGCGGAGCGACCGCACGGTTAGCGTCGAGGGTGACGTTACCGCGGCTTACGACAGGGATACGAACACGGTCCATGTGGTTCGGCCCCGCGTCACAGGCGCAGACAAAGCAGTCGTCAAGATGGCGCACGAGAAAGAGCACTCCACGACGATGGGCGAGTTCCCCGCCCACAAGGTCGCGGACATGGGCGAGCGCCAGTTCAAAGAAGAACTCTTCAAACTAACAGAGGAGGGCGCTCTGCCGCCGGAAGAGTTCGCTAGGCTGATGTCGTTTACCGGGCGCGACTTTGTTCGCGAGGTAAAGAAGGCGAACACCGGCCCGGACTCACCGATGCAGATTGCGGCCGACGAGGTTGTGGCTGTGATGCGTGAGGGCGTCCCAATCATGCCAGACCCGTCGAAGCTGGATGTTCTCGTCGGAAGGGCTGCACGCGCCATTCCCGGCGTTGAGATGACAGCGCATGACGTTAGGTCTGTGGCTGGCGATCTCACGCGATCGGCCCGCGGAGAGTTCACGCCGGATCGGCCAGTTGAGACTGTCGGCAACGCGCCGGATATGGCGCAGCCCGGTGAGGTCTATGCTGCCGACGCGCGTGTTGGCCCGCAGCAGCCGCCGCCCCCTCCGCCCCCCATCGCCGTCGGCGACCGCGTCTCCGCCGTCGGCCCCAAGGGCAAGCCCATCGAGGGCGTGCTGGAGAAGGTCAGCAAGTCCGGCAAGACGGCGATGGTCAAACTGGACGACGGCAAGTCGATTCGCGTTGACTTCGACAGGGTTACGCGGCCAGAGCCCAAGCCCGCAGAGCCTGCGCCCGTTGCGGCGGAAGCCCTAGTTGCGCAGCCAGCGCAACAGCCGGTGGCCGAGGCAACCATTCCGGCCGTCGATCGCCGCACGCACGGCGAGATGCAGGGCCAGTTTGAGGGCCGTCGGTGGTCCGACCTTACTGACGCCGAGAGGATCGCGCGCGGCTACCAGAACGAGCTTTCTGGCCTACCCGGCAAGCGCTACTGGGACGACGCCATCGACACGCCTGACGGCAGGGCGCAGCGCCCAGATGCCTTCTTCTACGACCTCGACGACTTCAAGATGCTGAACGACCGCCTCTCGCACGAGGGGGTTGACAAGATGGTGCTGCCGTTCCTTGGCGACGCCATCAAGGAAGTCTGGAGTCGCCCTGAGTTCAGGGACTCCGTGGCGCTGGCGCACAGGTCTGGCGATGAGTTCACCGGCCGCTCACCGAGCAGCGAGGTCTCCGATGCGTTCGTCTCCGCCGTGAACGATCGCATCCGCAACGCCGAGTTTGTGTTTGAACACAACGGGCAGAAGTATTATCATAAGGGGCTGGGAGGTAGCCATGGAACTGGACCGGACATCGTCGCCGCAGAGTCTGCCTCCAAGCGAAGCAAGGCCGAGCGCCGCGCCAGAGGGGAGCGAGTCGGGTATCGAGATTCAGAGCTTGGACTCCCTCCCGCCGGGCGCGAGGCTGGTGGAGATCAGGCTGGACGGGAAGTCGTACCGGCCGACGCAGGGGCCGGAGCAGAAGTAGCGCCGTCCCAGGAGGCGGAGACCGCGCCGCCAGCGAGCGACGGGCTGCGCCTCTCCCGCTCCCAGACTAAGACCCCCGAGTTCAAGCAGTGGTTCGGGGACTGGGAGAAGGACCCGGCGAACGCGAGCAAGGTGGTGGATGAGAACGGTACACCGAGGATTGTGTACCACGGAACGCTGGCAGACGAGTTCTCGTCGTTCAGGTCTGGTTCTGGTACGCCGGACAGAATGCTTGGCCCGCACTTCTCGGAGACCCCGGCGACAGCCGATGCGTTCACGATCGGAGCGTACGCAAGGGATCATAACGCACCGTGGGGGTGGGTTGACGAGGCAACCGTAACGCGCGGCCCCAAGAGCGAGTACAACGAAAAGGGTGACATCGTACGGCCCGGTGGCAAGACGTACGCCGCATACCTCGACATCAGGAACCCGCTCGACCTAACCGGCGGAAAGGAGTGGTTCGATCAGGCTCAGATCGCCCGCTCCGTAGCGATGCACGCCGCGAGGACAAACCCGGAGCTGTTCAGGCCACTCTTCGATAGGTTTGCCCGCGACGGGCGCGTGCGTGTGTCGAACCGCGACAGAACGCTGTCGTTCAACGAACTCCTCTCCGATGCGCCAGCCCTCGAAAGGTTCGTGCAGAGTAACGGTGGCGCCCTGTTTGGCGAAGCAAAGCCAATGGTTGACTGGTTCAAGGCCACATCCGGCTACGACGGAATCAAGTACACAAACTCGTCGCCGAACGAGGGAGAGGGGTCGATCGCCTGGATAGCGTTCCACCCCGATCGTCAGGTAAAGTCAGCCATCGGCAATACCGGCGCCTTCGGCTCACGCCCGCCCACTGAAGCGGAGGCCCCCGGCCTCGGCATGACCGTCCCCGAAGCCGTCGCGGCGCAGAAGGCTGGCGACATCCGCCTCTCCCGCTCCCGCCCCAATGACAAGCTCCTCCGCCCGATTCTCGGTGATCTCGTCGAGCTTTCCGCGCAGATGATGGCGGACAAGAGGAACGGGATTGAGAGCCCGGACGCCCTCTTCGACCAGCTTGCTACCGGCATGGGCGAGGGCTACGCGAAGTCGATCAAGCGCGCGGCTCCGTACCTGTACGAGCAGGCGCAGAAAGCGGCGGCGGATCGGGCGGATGCGGTCGCTGCCGTCAAGACGGCGCTTGAGCAGAAGCTGGAGCCGAAGAAGACGCTCGGCACGTCGAAGGACTCGCAGACCGCCGAGATCCAGAAGGCGGTTGACTACGCGCGCGAGCAGGCTGGTATCCCGGATCGCAAGGCTGACGCGCAGACGCTGGCCGACGGCCAGAAGCTGTTTGACAACCTGGGCGTCAAGGGCATCGAGAACCTCGTCATCGAGCGGTCGCAGAAGGCTGCTGGTACGCTGACCGATGCCGAGACCGTCGCGGCCAAGATCGCCATGATGAACGCCGACGCCAACAAGCAGGCGATGAACGACCCGCGCGTCTTCGCCAAGCGCATCGCGTTCATGTCGGCATACAGGATGACAGGCACCGAGCAGGCGCGGTCCTTCCGCCAGCGGCGATGGGACATCACGGCCCCCATCGACGAGCGCGTCAAGAACGTGCTCTACGAAGTCTTCATGGACCCGTCGGAAGGCAAGGTGAGGCCCAACGACCTAAAGGGCGCGGAGAGCCAGCTAAAGAAGCTGAAGGACTTCCTAAAGAAAGAACTCGGCGTCGAGGACATCGAGTCGATCCCCATCGAGAAGCTGACGGACGAAGCGTACATGACCGACGCCGTCCGCAAGTGGTCGGCCGAGAACGCCACGCTCTCGCAGAAGGCGCGGACGTGGTATCTGAACTCACTCGTCTCCGCGTTCAAGACGCACGCCGCCAACCTCACCGGCAACATGATGAACTTCGCGATGGAGTACGCCGCCCATCGCAGGCTTGAGGCACGCCTGAATCAGCTCTTCGGGATCGACGGCGTCATGCCGTCCGACCTCAAGGGCATGGGCGCTCAGATGCTGAAGGTGCAGAAGCTCGCGTGGGAAGACGCGATGCAGTACCTGAAGACCGGCAAAAACAGGCTGGAGGAATCCGTCTTCAGAGCGGACTGGGTAGAGCAACTCCGGAAGCAGAAGCGCTCATTTAGCGGCAAGGCTGGCACGATCATCGAGGGGCCGACGCGGATGCTCGGCACGGAAGACGCCTACTTCGTGTCGCTCATCGGCCACATGGAGGCGTACTCCTCTGCGCGTCAGATCGCGCGCTCCGAGATGAAGCTGAAGCCGGGTACGCAGGAGTACAACGACGCGGTTGACTCGATGCTTCGCGATTACAGAGGCAACGCCTGGAGGCGCGGCATGAATCGCGCCGAGTATCTGACCTTCAAGGACGAGACCGGCAAGTTCGTTCGTTCGCTTCTCGCCCTGCGTCGCCAGCATCCCAGCCTTACCTACATTACGCCGTTCCTTACCACCCCCGTAAACCTGATCTCGCGCGGAGCGGAGTTCGTTCCCGGAGTCGGGCTGGTATTCCGCGACATCGCTAAGAACGTATCTGCGTATCGCCGTGGCGAGATCGAGGCGTCGGAGTTCGTCCACAAGTACAGCCGTCTTGCCGCAGCACAGGCCATCGGACTCGGGGCAACACTGACCGCCGCAGCCCTTGGCGCAACCGCGTTCAAGGACGACAACGACGAGCCGTTCATTACCGGCTCCGAACCCCCGGCCTCGTTCGGCAGAGCAGAGACGGAGGCGCGTCGCCGCAGCCTACAGCCCTACACGATCAAGCTGCCGTTCACCAACGAGCGGATCTCGTATCGCAGGCTGGACCCGCTCTCCACGGCCATCGGCCTGAACGTAGACCTCATCAACCTCGTCCGCGACACGTACCGCACGAAGGACTACTCGCGGATGCTGGATCAGGGCAAGAACGCCCTGCTCGGCCAGCTCGTCGGGAAGACCTTCCTCAAGGGGCCAGGCGACTGGATTAGCTGGATTCAGAACGAGCCGGGTGCGCCGTTCCCGGCTACAGAGGTCGCCATTGGTATGTACCCCAACGCCCTGCGCCAGTTCCCGCAGGCGTTCGACCCGTACGTCAGGGAGAACCGCGGCTACGGCGCCAAGGGCGGCGAGGAGGGGCAGAGCCAGATCGCGCGGTTCCTCCAGACCAAGGCTTCTCGCGCTACGGGATTCCCCATTGGGACAGAGCCGAAGGTCAACCTGTATGGCGAGGAAGTAAGGAAGACGGGCAACCCGCTGTACCGGATGCTCGTTCCGTTTGACCGCTCTGGCGAAGAGGGCATCTCGCCCGAGGGCCGCGCCATCGACCTGCGCTTCCTGCGCTCGCTGGACACGCTGCCAGAAGATGTTGGCGATCTCCCCATCGAGATGGCCCCAAAGATGAAGCTGGGGCCGCGTACGTTCCAGATGTTCCCAGAGGACTACGCTGCGGCGGAGAAGGAGCGCGGTCAGTTCCTGAAGCAGATCGCCATCGAGAACGGCATCCTCGACGATCCGCGCAAGCCGCTTGAGCCGTGGATGGTGAAGATGCTTCGCGATCTCGCGCAGACCGGCAGGGAACGGGCCGTCGGAAAGCTCGCACCGAAGTACATGGCCCTCCCGCAGAAGTAGACTCTCGTCCCCTGTTCTGCTAGAATAGGCTACATAGGAGGGCGTGCCTAGTGGAAGGTGTAGCCGTACCCGAGAGGTACGTTGCCATCGGGAAGCGTCCGCGAACCTGCGAATCATGCAAGGGCGTCTTCTATTCGGACAGTCTCAAGACGAAAACACATCCCGGCAAATGCGCCTACGAGTACCGCAGCGCCAGCCTTGCCGGGCTTCCCGTTGACGAATGGCGCGTGGCGATGAACGCTGACGCGCAGGAGCCGCTGGTAGAGAAGACGAGGCCGTCGGCGTGGGTTGATGAGCCAAGCGGCGCGGAAGCCGTCCGCGCGTTCATGGAGATGCGCCAGCCGAAGCCAGCCCCCGTCACAGGCTACCGGCGCGTAATGTTCTGGCCCGACACACACCTCCCCTATCAGGACAAGCGGGCCGTAGACCTTGCGCTGAAGATCGCAGACTACTTCAAGCCGGAGCTGCTCATTCTCCTTGGCGACATCTTGGACGCAGCGGGCTTCAGCCGCTTTGACCACGACGCCTCCGACCCGAAGACTTTCTTCCAGACAGAGCTTGACGAGTGGCACGCGCTCGCCCGCTCCATCAGCCACGCCGCGCCCGACGCCGAGAAGCTCTACCTCCTCGGCAACCACGAGGCGCGCATCCAGAAGTGGCTCTGGAAGAACCCGCAGCTCAAGGGCTACGAAGGACTTGACCTAGCGAACGCGCTGAAGTTGGGGGACCACGGCTTCGACCACAAGGTACACGAGGAACTCGATCTCTGCCAGGGCCAGCTTACGGTGCGGCACGGGACGTTCCTTGGCGGCTCCACGTCGGGCGCAGCGGCTAGGCTTGAGATGCAGCGGGCTGGCACTAGCGGCGTCTCGGGGCACGTCCACAGGGCGGCGCAGTACATCCAGCGGGACAAGCGCGGGCTGCGCGTCTGGATCGAGTCCGGGCACCTCGCGGAGAACCCGCCCCACTACGCTCCGACTATTCAGAACTGGTGTCAGGCGGTTACGGTCGGCGAGATCAGCCGCGACGAGAACGATTTCTCGCTGGAGCTTGTCCCATTCCGCCTGTCCTACAAGGCCCGCGTCTACGGTAAGGAACTGAGCGCGTAGAGGCCCCCGCGTCGAATCCGGGTGTCGGGGTGAACTGAAACAGAAAGACAGCATCACGATAGCGGGGGCCACTTTGACGCGAAACGAGGTCAGATACCAGAGGGCTCGTGTCGAGGCTGCGCTCGCCTACCTGAAGCGCGCACTGAAGTTGGACTACGAATTCGTTCTTGATGAGGGCGAGAGCGAAGACGTGAGGCTCGTTGACATCGAGGAGTCGAATAGGGGCGCGGCCGACCCGCGTACGTTCATCGTCAGGTTCTTCCCGGAGTACCTAGAGGACGAGTCGGCCGCGTCGATCCGCCGCCACCTATTCCACGAGATATGCCACGCGATGACGTGGGATTTGTACCGCGAAGCTCACGCCATCGTTGAGCACGTACCGGACAAGGCGCTGCGGGCCGAGTTCGAGAAGCGGCTGGACGACTCGTTCGAGCGGATCGTCTACGAGATGGAGCGCAAGCTGGGGCGAAGATGCTTCCCCAACCTGCCGTGGAGAGAGCCATAAGAGAGAGGGCCGGGAGGTGATCCCGGCCCTTGGTGTCTTTACTCGTACTTGTGGCCGACAGCTTGCCCCGCCCCCGTCCCGATGTGCTGGAGCGCGGCGAGCTTGGCCTCAAGCTCTGCGATGCGGGCGCGCTGCGCGGAGTCGTGTTTTCTAAGGTTGCGAGCCGCGTACTCCCAACCGTTGTTGCACGCTGACACGTCTTCGTCGAACTCGTTTCGGCTCAGGACATCGCTCATCTCCACTCCTTCGCTCGCGTCATGTCTGGTGTCATTTCGTCTAGCCCCAGCGCCACGCGGGTTATCCGGCACGCCCACCCGCTCTTTACGTGGCGCGGGCTGAACTGGATCACGCGCCAACCGAGGGCTGACGCGAGGGCGTTTCTCTCCATATCGTTTTCGTAGCCTATGCCAGTGTTGTGTCGGCCATTTCTCCATATGCCGCCGTTGATCTCTACAATCAGGCGTTCGTCGGGCCAGGCGTCATCCGCCTTGAACTTGCGGCCGATGCACTTCGCGAATTCGTACTGTCTGATTGGCAGCGGAGTTTCGGACTCTTTGAGTTGTGCATAGAACAGATCCTCCCACTCGCTGCGCTGCGGCCTTCGCTTCGGCTTACCCATCGGTCCTCGCTGGCGGCAACGGCGCTAGCGTAGGTAGGCTAGGCGCTTCGTCCACTATGTTCTCGCGTTCCCAGGCAGCTAGACGGTCAGCGTAGCTCGGCCCATTCTGCTGCCGCTGCGGTGGACGAGGCTTCGCCTGCGAGAGCTTCCAGGCGTTGATGATCGGTGCGCCCAGCATACGCGCAGCGTAGCCGTGAAGTTCCAGGAACTTGTCTTCCCTTTTTAGGAAGAATCCGACCAGTTCTGGGAACGATTCGCCAGCGATCTTGTACGCACGATTCAGTTGGATTGCGTCCGGAGTCTGAATCACCGGCTTGAATCCGAAGCGCTCCTCGTACGCGGCCTCGAACGTGGCGACCGCCTCCCCACCTCTCATGCGTCCCCCTTCGCCTCCGCGTCGTAGAGCACGAGACGATCGCCATCGGGACGGATAAGCGTCAGCCGCTTCAGTTTCGGCGCGGGCTGGCACTCGAACGGCTGGCCCTGGTCCCCGCCGTTCGCGACGACGTTCAGCCGCCGGATCTCGCAGCCGCAGTGGGGGGCTTCGATAAAGCGGTTTAGGATGTCGTCCACCAGATGTTCCTCGCAGTAGAACGACGGCCCGCACCACTCGGCGTCAAGCGGGGAGACGAGGCCGAAGCCAACGTCTTCGTTCGCTGGGATGAACCCGCCGCTCGTCTCGACCTTGCAGATGAAGCCGGGGAGACCCTCGTGCTCTACGGCTACGTGGTACAGGCCGAGGTCGTCGGTATCGGGATCGTCGTTGATGAACTCGTTCGGGCACTCAGATGCCATCAGGCTTCTCCTTCCCAATGCGTTGCCTTGAACTTTTCGTATCTATCGGGGGTCCAGAGCACCTCGCGGATGTCCTGCCCCTGCGCGAACGCAACCCGCCGGTCGAAGTCGTACTCCAGTACCATCTCGCCAGAGACGCTCCCCCTGACCTTGTCGATGTGAAGCTGCCGGAGTTTGCTGTCGTGCGGCTCGCCCTTGACGCGGACGAGCCTGTACAGGGTATCCGCCGCGCCGGACAGGACGCTGCCGCCGCGGTGCTGGTAGACCGGGTCAACATCCATCGTGGCCTTTTGGGCGTGGTGCAGCGCAAGGATGAAACACTGGTAGCGGTCGGAGAGTTCCACCATCGGCTCGACGACTTTCGCCTGTAGGTCTTCGTTCTTCTCTGATCCGGCGGCAGACCCGAAGGCCAGCGTGTCGATGACGACGAACTTTGCTCCCGATCCCCGGATAGCCGCCTCAAGATTCTGGCTACCGATCTTGAACTCTGACGCGCGCGTGTGCTGCGCCCTGACGTACAGGTTCTTCCCGTCGATCCCGCGCGACTCCAGCGTCTTCCTTACCACCCACAGGAACTCCGCCTTGGAGCTTTCGAGGTAGACGTAGAGGACTGGCACCGGCGCCACCGGCTTGAAGCCACCGAACATCGGCCTGCCGCTGGAGATGCTGCCAGCCATGAATGCGCTGAGAAGGCTCTTGCCGACGTAGGGCACGCTGGACAGCAGGCCCCACCCCACCGCCGGAATAAGCCCTGGCACCAGCCAGCGCAGTGGCGGGATGTCGCGGATGGCCTCGGAGGCGGGCACCACTAGGTTGCGGCCAGCGTCTTCCCCACGCGCCTCCAGAAGCTCGGACTCGCACTCCTGAAGTTCCTTCAGCAGCGAGTTCCTGTGGTCCTCCAGCCTTGCGATGAGGCGCTGGCTAATCACGGAACCTCCTACTGAGACGACGCTCGATCGACGCTTCCTTGATTCTGGAGACGTATTCCCTGACCGCGTCGTCGTCCACCATGTACTTGTCCAGCATCAGCCCCACCATCTCGGGCCAGCCGTGCCCCTTCGGCGGCGGGATGCGCTTCGACTCAAGTGACATGGCTAGTAACGGCCCGTCCACGAATTCGCCCATCGCCCTGATCTCGTCGAACACAACCCCCCGTTTCTCGTCCGCGAAGTCCGCCCCCGAGATGGCCCCGCACCTGTCAATGAGGTACGGGGCTAGAAGCAGCGTGCCCAGTAGGCTCTGCTCGATAAGGTCAATTGACCTCACCTGTTGTCGCCGGAACCCTTGATGACGCCGCGCTCCGCCCTATCCGCCAGCTTCTCAATGTTCCTGCGCGCCACCGACGACAGGTTGATGTCGAGCAGCGTGGCGATCTCTGCGGCATACCAGAGTACGTCCGACAGTTCGTCGATCAGCTTCTGCGTGCGCTCGCGCGACAACGCCCCGCCGTCATCGCGGATCATCTTCTTGACCACCCCGGCCACCTCGCCCGCCTCGCTCGCAAGGCCAAGGGCAAGGTACTCAAGCCCGCGATCAAGCGGGTACTGCGCCGTCTTGTTGGCCTCGGACTGGTACTCGTTGAACCTGTATCCGTCGAACGTCGTCACGCCGCCTCCAGCTTCTTCTTGTTCTCTACTACCCATCTCGCGGTAACGTCGGGGTCGCGATCCCAGTAAATCGCGTCGTCAGGCAACGGGAAGTTCGGGGGGTTCACCGCAATACAGAGCTTCCCCCGCCGGTTCAGGTACGCATAGTGGACGCTCACGCTCGGACGCCTCGTCTTCAAAATCGCTCACGACCTCCCTCATCTCCTCGGCACGACGACGCATGGCAGACACGATCGGATCTACAGCCGCTCGCCTGGCCTTGCGCTCGCCACGCTCGATGGCGCTAATCGTTGACCTTGGCTGGCCGGATAGCGCCGAAAGCTCGGCAACCGACAGGCCGACCTTCTCGCGCATCCGGCGCAGCTTTGCCCCCACATCCGGGTCGCCGTACGTCGTGCGGACATACCCGCACCTTGGACATCCCCTCACGCGACCTCCTCCATCCCCCACTCCCCAGGCTTGGTCGTGTAGTAGACGCGCTCGACGCCAGCCGCCTTCAGCGCAGCCATGCAATTGGCGCATGGCCTAGCTAGCCTAGCGTTGTGGCGAGCAACAAAAGCCGCCCTCGGCCTCATGCCAGCGTCCTCGGATCGCAAGGCAGCCCACGCCTCCGCGTGAAGCGACCAGCCGTCTCCGCCGGGATCACCCAGGTATCGGTTGAACGCCCTGACGTAGCGGTAGCGGTCGCGGTCTACGATGATACAGCCGACGCGGTGCCGCATGGAAGAGCGCTCGGCAGCGGAGATAGCGATACCCATGTAGTGCTTGATGTCGGAGCGCCTCAAGAGAACTCCCCGGCGATGTAGTCCCACGTCCCATCGCCATTGCCGATACAGTGGACGCCGTCAACCGCGTGGCGCCAGCATCCGTTGGGTCCAATGCGAGCGCTGTTGCGACGCGCGAAGTCAACCTCGGATGCGTAGCCGTACGGGACAGTGTTGGACTCACGCTTCCATGAGCGCTCGGTGATGATACGTAGCATCTCGTGCACCGGGACGGTGTCTCCGTATTCGTTCGTGATGCGCGAACCCGGCTGCGCGAACATAACCTTCCAGTCGCCAAGCGTATTGATCCCCTGCTCCGGGTAGACGTGGAGCGCGAAGCACCAGCCGCCGGAGGACTTCCCGATGTGCATCCGGCTTTCATCCTTGCAGTGCTTGCACGGGTTGGGGCACGGCTCTTCTGTCCAGTAGTAGTTCGTTCCCATCTATTCCTCGTCGAAGCTGAACGTGTCGCAGAACCAGTTCAGAAGCTCGTTCTCGCAGCAGTCCACGATGCGGTCGATCTCCTCGTTCGACAGCGCCGTGTCGCTGTGCTTTAGCGCACGGTTGATGCCAAAGCGAATCGGCGCCCCTAGTCCGTTGGCGACAAGCGGGTAGACGCGGACGCGCATCATGCCGCTGGCGGCTGGCTTCATCGGTTGCCCTCCCAGTAGAGCCATCGCACAAACCAGCCGCAGAAGCCTCCGGCAAGGAAGAGAAACACGGATGCGGCGTCGTTCACGTCCGCTTCCCTCTCGCGGCGGCGTCGAAGGCCATGAAGAACCTCTGCACATCCCCCAGCAGTCGCGGCGCTCGTCGGGCGTGATAACCCGATCTGTCTTCGAGCTGGAGGGTTGCCCCAGCGTTCTCGCGCATCTCCACCGCCGCTTCCGCGACGGCGAGGAGCGTGGGGCCGTGCTCGGCGTAGAAGGAGCAGAGCTGATTCCAGTAGTCGTTCGCGGTACTGTCGAGGCCCTCTTCCTCGGCGCTCTCGTACAGGCTGTGGAGTTCGCGCCCCTCTCGGATCACGTCGGCGATGCTCACCGGGCACCTCTCCTCGGCATCCAGTGCAGGGTCAGCGGGCCAACGAAGACGACCCAGCCGTTTCCGCCTCCGTAAAAGGCGAGCATCCAAGACCGAGAGAGCCACCACGACAGGCGACCGATCGTGCGCGGGCTCACCGGACACCCCCCTTCGCCCGCTCCTCGGCCTCGTCGCCGTGCATCGGGCAGTCGCAGCGGATGACGTAGAGCGGGCCACGCTCCGAGCGGCTGGTCTACCTCCGTGTAGCACGCTTTGATCCGTGCGATCTCATCTTCCGTGTGTGTCGGCCATCCCCAACTCATGCTCCGTCCTCCAGATCGACAACGACCTTGACGTGCGCGGAGATCCACTTGCGCCCCGCGTGTTTCAGATTCGCGAAGACTTCCTCGGCGACCTCCTCGACGAGATCCTCCAGTTCTTCGCGGACGAGCGAGTAGCGGACTCCGTGTTTGCCCGGAGCGAAGGTGATGAACTCGCCACGGGTGACTCGGGTCGTGCTCATCGCTTCCCCTCTCCGTCGAGTGCCGTCACAACGATCAGTAGCGGCCCCGGCGTAAGCGCGAACTCGTCGCGCAAGGATTCCAGTGCCGCTCGATAGCGATCACGTTCTGCCGACAGGTAGAGCGTGCGGTACGGCGCGGGAGCAAGCGACGTTTTGAGGGGCGGGAGTTGCTGCGGCACCCCGGCTCTGTCGAGGGCGGAGTGGCACGCTTTGATCTCCTTCTCCGCTTGCGCCAGAAGCCCCGTGGTCGCGTCAACCTCTGCCTGCGCGTCCTTCAGCGCCCATGCGACTTCCTCGGCCAGCCGGGCGCGCTTCCCGGCGCGGGTCACTCGCTGATAGCGGACAGGCCAGTTCGGGTCATCGCACGTCATGGCTTCTCCTCCGCGATCGTTGCCAGCGACTCGCGGATCTCCCGCGCTTGTTCCATGGCCTCGCGGATCTCGCCCGTCTCGATGTTGTAGATCACGTTGCCGAGGTCTTCCGCGGCTTTTCCCGCCGCCTCCCTTACCTCGTCCCTCGCGGGCGCGGCGGGGACTTCCGCGACGGGCTCCGGCGGGCCCGCCACGAATGCGGTCGGATCGCCGTAGAGATCCCGCACGGTGGCAACGGCGTCGGGCCACGAGTCGTCGCTCAGGAACGCGCACTCCTTCGGATTGCCCGGAACGCGCACGATGAGCGTGATCCGCGGTCTGACCTTGTAGAGCGCAGCGATCTCGTCGAGCTTGCCGGAGAGTAGGTGCCAGAGGCGCTCACTCATCGTCATCCCTCGAACGGGCCCGTGCCGTTGAAGCCGTCGCGCCCATCCCCATCCAGGGGGAAAGCAGTTTTCAAGGAATCCTTGATAGCTGGCATCGGCGGGGGCCACGGGTCACGGACGGCCACCTTCGGCGTGTCCGGGTGCATGAAGATGCGACCCCGCGGGAGGTGCGCGATGAAGTGAACGGGGAGCGAGGCGAGGTCGAGCGGCTTCGCCCCCGCCTCCGGCTGCCCTGCGAGGAGGGCGCGGATGCACTCCACCAATTCCTCCTCGAATGTCCCGAGGGTAGTCTCGTCGGCTACGCTGAGGAGGTATCGCGCCGTCGCCTCCGCGGCCTTGCGGGCGGCGCTAGCCACGGCGGGCCTCGTCGAGCACCGCCTGTGCCTCCGCCTCGGCCTTCTTCGCTGCGTCGCTGACGGATGCCTCCAGCCGGGCGAGCGCAGCCGCGATGATCTGGGCGCTCTGCTCGCGGATGGTCGCCTCAATCGCCTCCCGCATAGCCTTCGGTGCCTCGTGGTAATTCGTGGCGCCGTCGTATTCTTGGTGGTACACGGTCACGATGGCGTTGACCTTCGTTATCTCGCCATAGCCCCCGCCACCCCCCGAGTACTTCTTCCCGATGAGACCGGCCCACGAACGGGCATCGGCGAGGTTCGCTTTTTGAAGCTGGAACCACTGAATTGCGTTCATCGCTTCCTCTCCTTCTTCTCCTGCGCCTCCGCGGCGCGGCGGGCGTCACTCACCGGGCACCTCCTTCGGCGGGTCTCCGAGCGCGCAGTCGATGGCGGCGCGGAGCGTACGGAGGGCGGCCTCGCCTCCGATAGACAGATCCGTCGCGGGCGTGAAGATGGACTCTTCAGCGCACGATGACGCCAGGAGCCGCACCTCGCTAAAGCGGGTAGGAGCGCCGTATCCAACTCCACCCGGATACTGCTTGGAACGCGCCATCGCAAGGATGGTGTATCCGCTCCCTGCAAACAGTACGAACGGCGTGTCGGTGATGACGGGATCGTTAGCCACGTTTCCCCTCCTTCTCCTCCTTGGCCTCGGCGGCGCGGGACTCGGCGGCTTTGCGGGCGCGCGTTTCTGCCCCTTGCTGCCGAGAGGACACGTTCCATTCGTGCCGGTAGGCGTCCCGCTCCGCCTCCGCCTTCTCGCGGGCGGCCTGGGCGGCGCGGAGGTCGTCCCAGGTTGGGCGGCCCGCCTCGCGAGCGACGGCGCGGTCGCGGTCTTCCCGGAGGGCGACGTGCTGCGCGTTCGTGACGCGGCGACCCTCCGGCCCGTCGTCGGTGAGGAGTGCCTCGGCGCGTTCGGCGCGGGCCCTATCATCCAGCGCCGACTTGACCGTGATGTCGTACGCCTCGAACTGGTCGAGGCGCTCGCGGAGATCTTCGGCTTCGTCGAAAAGCTGATTACACCGCGCCGAGAGAAAGAGAACCCGTGCCTTCGCTGGGGCTAGCGCCGTCTTGAATGGCGGGATCTGTTCGGGGGCACCGCACTGGGTCAGCGTTCGGTGGATGTCGTCCATCTCTGCGCGTACGATCTCGTACGCCTTCTTGTGCGCCTCCCACGCGGCGAAGAGTTCCTCTCTCACTACGACCTCATCGCCCAGCGCGTCCGCCGCGCACACGGGGCACGAGTCGCACTGGGGACAACGAACGCAGTCGTGATCGCTCACGGCCGCACCCTCGCCGACAGCGCGTCCCCGATGATCGTTCGCGCCTCGTCAACGAGCCGCTGGTCAACGTACGTCATGGGAGTGCCGAGGTGGGCTCGCCCTTCGCGCCACCTCTGGATCGCCGCCTCGTAGCGTGCGGCGCGGGCCTCGGCGGCGTCGGCGGCGATCCGGTGCGCCTCGGCGCGGACGTGCCACGTCTCGACCAGCGCCTCCGCCTTCTCGCGGGCCGCGCGCTCGGAGGCGAGGGCCTTTTCGGCGACGAATGCCCGCTCCTTCGCAGCGTCGCGCTGCGTGACGAGCCCCTCAACAAGACTCAGGATCGACGTGGCGCGCGGCGGCGGATCGCCGACGAGGCTGATGATCTCATCGGTCTTTTCGTACTCGTCTCGGCGCACGATCAGGTCCACCCTGCCGTACGCGATCCGATAGAGCGCGTCGCACCTCTCCTCCGCCTCCCTCCGCGCCGCCTCGGAGCGCGCGAGGGCGTCGCGAAGCATTTCGAGATCGCCAACACACGCCTCGCACGTATGGCGAGTTCCGTCGTCGTAGTCCAGGCATTCACACATCGCTACAACCCGAACGCATCCAGCGACGCATTGAACTGGCCGGTCTCGCGCACCAGCCGAATCATCTCCGTTGCCACGTCTCTGATCTCCTTCTGCGCCTCCGGCGCGTTCCTGAGTTCGATGAAGTGCATGAACGAGCGGAAGTTGAAGCTAACGTCGAGCGTCAGTTGGTTGGCGTACGGCAGGAAGAACCTGGCGCTTTCCTTCGCGCGCTTGCGGTCGTAGCCAAGCCGCTGAAGCTCGGTGATGGCCGCGTGGTAGCGGGCGTAGGAGGCGTCGCAGTGCTCTTGAAGCAGCGTCTTCAGGCTGTCCGGCCAGTCGTCGGGGATGAGCGCGCGATCGGCGAGGAGTTCGCGGTAGCGGGCGGACTCACCCGAAACGCTGACCCCGATGCGGTGCTTCAGGATGTGGATGTGTGTTGCCGTGTCCACCACCAGCAGAAAGTGCAGCAGGCTCTTCTCGAAAGGCGTGTGATGGCCGTTCTCCGCAAGCATCGCCAGCAGTTCCGAGATCCGCCCACGCTTCTCGTCGGTGAGGTCTCGGCTGGTAGAGGTCCATGCCGAGAGCGCGTGCGTCTCGTCTCCGCCGTAGGTGCCGATCAGTTCGACGGTGTTCTTCATGCCATCACCTGTGCCCACGGAACAGGTAGGTCCAGGGGGCTGCGTTGGGAAAGCGCTGGCGGTATGCCGAGTAGTCGAGGTAGACCAGCCCGCCGACGACCGAGACAACCGCGACGAGCGCTGCGACCGCCTTTACGTACTCGATGAGCCTTTTCATTTCCCCCCCAAAAGGATGACCCCGGTTTGTGGCCGGGGTCGTTGTTGCTACGGTAGGTATTCTAGGCTAGGCGGGCCGTCGTCGTCAAGGAGTTTCATCTGGCTGGCGACGAGGGCCTGGTGGCGCTTTCGTCTCTCCTTGTTGAGACGTTTTGTTTCAACCTCCGCCTCGTCCGGGACCGTGAACAGCTTTCTGATTGCAACGTCGTAGAGGATGCACTCCTCCTTGCTGCCGACTAGCTGCACGTAGTGGACGCCCGACGGCTTGCGGCAGACGACGTACGGCACGGTCAGAACGGCGTGTTGCCGCCGGTCTCCTTGGCGATGGCCTCGCCGATCTGCGCAAGCTGATCCTTGGTCACCGTAAACTCAAAGGTATCGAACCCCTTCAGTGACAGCACTGGAAGGCTGGGGTCGCGCTTGTCCTGCTTGATGATGGCCTCAAATCGCGTTGCACGGTCAAGATTCCATCCGAGAAATCCCATTACTTCTTCTCCTTCACCTTCATCGGTTTCTGATACCGCTTGGACTCAATCAGTCCGGCGGACTCCAGGTCAGCCTTGATCTGTGCGGACAGCGTTTTGATGTCTACAGTGGCGCATCCCAGTAGGGTGTCCATGTTGTACTTTGTGGCGATGTATCGCGCCGCGTCCTTGGATACGGATGACCGACTGCTCCATACTTTCTTCATCACCATGCCGTTGCCGAGCGGGATGGGCTCTGTGTCCATGACGTTCCCGAACGATTCGCCCACCATCTCCACCAGCTTCTTCGCCTGCTCGTACTTGAGATAGGCGGCGCCCTTTTCCTGCGGAGTCATAGCAGCGATACGGTTTGAGATGTCGGACAACGTTGGCACCAGGGCGCGGATCAGGCCGTACTGCGCCGGGCACATCGTCATGGACTTGCAGTATCGACACCATTGCCCGGTAGCAAGAGCCGGAACCCCGCCAGCAGCCACGATCTCCGCAGCCTCAAGCCCACGCTGCTGCATCTCGCGAAGCTGCGCGGCAAACCGGCCAAGGTCCTTCGTTGTGAACTCCGCCCAGTCGCTGCGCCAGTTACCGTTCTCGTTGAGGTAGAGCATGGCGACCTTCGCCATCCGCTTCTCGGCGAGCACCGCAGCCGCAGTGGCGAGGAAGCGAAGCTGCCAGGATTCGTAGGCGGACACGGCAGGAATGCCAGTCTTTACGTCGCAGACCACGACGTAGTCCTCGGCGATCCCCACGAGGTCGGCTGTCCCATACAGCCAGCCGTCCTCCTGCTCGTACGCGCGCTGCTCCCGGAGCGCAAGCCGCTTGGCCTCGCCAGTGGCCGGGTTGTACCCCAGCGCCACCTCGCTCTCCGCGCCAACCGGCAGGGAGTCGAGGTCAATAGCCGCCGCCTGATTCCGCAGATCGTCGTCCTCGATCTCGGCGAGCGCCTCCTGCCGCGACTTCGTGCGCGCCGTCTCGATGAACTTGTGGAGCACGGTCCCACGTACAGCCGCCTTGCCAGGTGCCGAGTAAACCTGCGGCAGCGCCATGCTCCCGGCGCAGTGGATGGCGCGATCCAGACCAGAGGCGGTCGGCCAGTTAGGGCTTGCCCTCTTGGTCTCGGAGTCGGCGGATAACACCTCGGGCGTCAATGCTGTACTTTCTTCCATCTCTCGTCTCGACTACTCCGATCGTTCCGACGGGGGCCTTGCCGCCGATGGTCAGTTGGGTTGAAGCGAGGTCGTCTTTGGCCGGGTTGGGCTGGTGCTGGCGGCGCTTCATGGAAGCTCCGCCTCAATCGCCTTGACCTGGGCGATGAACTCCGGCGGGATCGGCGTGCCAGTCTCCTTGAACCACGTCTTCGCCTTCTCCTTGATCGGCGGAAGCTGCTTCTTCCACTCGACGGTCTTCATCTCTCGGATGAACTGCGCCCAACCCGGCTCGTCGGCGGGCTGCGTCTCTACAACCTGAGCCTCGATAACCGGCGGCTCCTCGGGCTGCGGGGCGGGGGCGGGCTTGGAGAGCGGGGCCATCACGATGGGCTGCGGCTCCTCGCGAACGATCGTCTCCTCCGGCACGTACAGGCCGCTCACTTCGTCGGGGAACGCCTTCCTGAGAGCCTGCGCTTCCGCCGCCTTCGACAGCATAACGTGGCTCTTCTGCGCCCACATCGACGTGAGCTTCCCCTCCTTGGTGTACTGCGCGAACTCGGTCCAGTGCGCGAGGCCAACGATCGGACGCCGGACACCCTTGCGGTAGACCTTGACCCGGCAGAGCTTGAGGTTCCCCTTGTCGTCGTACTCGAACTCGGGTTCGTCCTGCCCGTCGTACTCGCCGGAGCGGGCGGCGATGACGCGGAGGCCGTCGATGGAAACCTGCGTCGCCCACACCTCGGCCCGCTTGTTGGAGTCCCACCGCTTGACGAAGTAGATCTCCTTCTTGATGGGGTTCAGCCCACGGCTGCGCGCCATCTCCCAGAGTACGGCGAACTCGGAGTCGCTGGCCCCGTTCGCGAGGGAGTTGCGGACGATGGCCTTCTGCTCCTCTGACCAGTCGCCACCGCCGCCATGCTTCACCATCTCGCTGCTCATTCTTCTCCTTCCCTACGCTGGGATGCTGCGGTTCTCGTCCTGCCCCCAGTCGTCGTCCAGCCTGTTCGCTGCATCGACGATCTGGCGCGACACGTTGTCCTTCATCTTGATGAGCTTGAGCATCTCCATTTCGGACTCCCGCGCCTCGGTCAGTTCGCCGATCCGCGCGAAGAGGTTGGCTTCGTGGTGCGCCTGCTGGATGCGCTCCTCAAGCTCGTGGTACTTGACCTTCAGTTCGACCAGCGTTTCCGGCATGTCACCTCCAGTGTGGATGATACACGCTAGCCGTCGCAACATCAAGCGAAAAGATGTGCCGCACTGCGGGGGTGGGTTGCAGCGGGCAAACCAGCGTGCGCCAGTGGGATACGAAGAGCGCCGGACGTTTGGGGTACATCCGGCGCCCTCGATTGTCCTCACCTGTACGCCCCGACCACCGCCTCCACCCTCGCCTTTGGGTCCAGCCGCGCGATGTAGCGGTCGGTCGTGCTGATGTTCGCGTGCCCCAGTTCGTCCCGGATGAAGTGAAGTGCGACTCCCCGCTGCACTAGGTCCAGAGTGTGTCCGTGCCTCGCTCCGTGGGCGTGGAGCCGCTCAACCCCAACCCTGCGGGCCATCCTTCCCATCCAGGCCCGTATGTAGGAGGAGAGGACGGGACCGCCATCCCGGTTGACGAAGACCAGTCCAGATCCTCCGGCTCGATCAACGAACTCTCGGAGAACTCCGGCGCAGGGATCTGGCAGGGAGACGAGTCGAGACTTTCCTCCCTTTCCCCTGCGTACTCTGACCGTTCGAGAATCGAAAGCCACATCGCTTCCGCGAAGGGCCAGTGCTTCAGAAACACGGAGACCGCAGTACCAGAGGACATGAAGTAACGCTCGGTTGCGGCGTCGGACGAACGAATCTCCGGGTGCTGCCGCCAGAATGCTTCGGAAGAGTCGCTCGTCAATGACCACAGGGGGTAGATTTCGTCGGGGTCTTCCCAGCATGGCGAGTACCTCTCGACTACTCGGCCGGTCTCGGAGATGACGGCGATGTCGTCGGCTACGGATTCCCGAAGAGCTTCCGCCAGTTCGCAAGCGGATCGAACGTCGGAGAAGGAGCACTCGGGCCAGGGTTCGCGGGACTTGAGCCAGCAGACTGAGTAGACGTGCGCCGTTGCCATCCCATCCTCCTCGCGGCAGAGTGCTGCCGGATGATCGAAGTCAGTTTCAGTTCGCCGTCGATCTTGTGAGAGGTCGTGACGTGATCGGAGGTGGCGACGACGAGGCCGTCACCGATTGACAGGTTGATCCGGAGCACTAGGTTCCTCCTCAAGCCACCGAAGCATATCAGCAAATGCTTCGGCTCTGATTAGCAATGCCTGTCTGTTAAGTACACCAATCGCGCCTGTGTCGGAGGGGGCGGGTGGCGTCCAAAGTGCCTCATTCAGCGCACTCTTGCACCATTTCATGTACCTTTCGCGTGTGCCACTCATTTACCAAACCACCTCCAGTGTCGCGTTGCATAGTCAGGGTCACTCAACCAATAGCCGCGCCAAGACTTGCCGTCCTTACCCCAGAGCCAGACGTTCGAGACTTCGCGCATGACCGGCAGGGGGAACGGATCGTCGTCCATCCGGAGAACCTCGCGCGTCTTCCGCCGCAGCTTGCGGTTGGCGATGCGCTTGTTCTCCTTCTCGGATCGGCAGACGCAGTTCCCAGTGATGGGCGTGCGCTGGCGGGAGCGGCTCAATCGCCCGCGTCCTCGGTCCAGTAGTCCCGGCACGTAGTAACCCAGCGCACCCGATGGCGCGGGATGGCGTACGTCTTACGGAGCCCCGCAACCCAGCGCTTGACGATGGGGCGATGGTGCGAGACGACGCGCTCAATCTCCTCGCCCTCGGTCTTGCCGGGACTCGGGTTGTCGAATACGCGGATGACGTAGCAGTATTCGGATTTGCGCTCGACGACGAGGCGGGTCTTGTCTTCCACCTCTACCTCCCTCCCCGCATCCAGGCGAGGAAAATCGCGGCGAGCACCATCGTGGCGAGCAGGGGCCAGTCGGCCGACTGCGTCTCCGGCGGGCGCTCCTCGCGGCACTTGATTGATGTGCAGACGATTCCGATTGAGCCGTCCGGGTAGGACACGGACCAGCATTCGGCGGTGGGGCAGGGGCTAGACATCGGAGTCCCCCTCCGCCGCGACCGCGACGAGCAGTGCCCGGATACGCTCGGCACACTTCCGCGCGTTCCATGCGTTGTCGGACTGCTCGGAGTCGGGATCGGCAACGCTATCCAGCACCCCAAGTGAGGCGGACAGCGCCGACGCAAGCTCAGGGGCCATCCGGATCAGTCGCAGGTTGAGCTTGGCCTCCGCCTCCGGGAGCGCGAGGTCGAGGACGTAGCGGTCATCCGAGAACTCGGCAACGGGAACCTGCGCGACGAGGGTTTCGCCGCTGTAGACGGCAAACCCGTGCGCCGTCCAGGGGGCGGGAGAGGGCTCGTTTCTCATGGTATCTCCCCTTCCTCCTACTTCTTCACTTCTTCCGGATTACCGTTCGTGTCGAGCCGATACGGGACGTTGGGCTTGATGCCGTTCTCGCCGGGATAGAGGACGACGAGGCGGCGACGGTCGCCACCCCATGAGGTGAGGACCAACGTGCCCCCGACCCCGGCAGTTGCGGTGCCCCCGTCCCCGGCAGTTGCGGTGCCCCAGTCCCCGGCAGTTGCGGTGCCCCCGCCCCCGGCAGTTGCGGTGCCCCCGACAATCGCACGCCGCCCCACTCTCTCGGCGATATATGCCGTAGCGGATAGCCGGTCCCCAGCGAACTCCACGATGCCGCGCGGAAACTTCACCTTGCCGTCAAGCTGGATGATGAGGTCTTCCGCGACGCGGACTACCAGCCACTTTGCATCAGCGCTCCACGACGCAAGCGAGCCGTCTCCCTCGCCGTGCAGAAACCCGTGCAGTCCCCCGCCGCATCGCGGCGAGGCGTCCCAATCCGGAGCCTCCACCGGGCCAGACTCGGGCCAGCGGAATCCGCCGTAAGAGGTCATGTCGGCTTTGCATGTGCGGAGAACGTAGACGTATTTGGGTTCGGGCGTGGCGGCGGGAGCCGGGGCGGCGGTCTTCTTGCGGGCCATGTGTCTCCCCTTTCTATCTCAGCCTAGCCCGTCTAGGCGCGCGAGTCAAGCGTAAAGCCATCCCCCTCCGGCTGGCGGAGGAGCGGCGCGAATGCCGCGAGGAAGAGGCCGAAGAGGAAGTCCTCGACATGGGAAGCCGCCCGCACATCGAGCGCGAGGCCCGCAGGGGTACGCCGCAGCTTGACGGTAAACGGGACGCTGCCCTGGTAGTAGTCGCTCCGATTCTCCGGCGTGTACCAGCCGAAGACGTGGACCGATCCGTTGCGGAAGGTGCGGATGTGCCAGTCCCCGAAGCCCTCGCCGTCCGGCAGTATGGACTCCACGCGCGCGGGGGAAACGCAGGGGCGGCGGGAGGAATGCTCGTGGTGGATGAGGCGGAATAGGGGCATTAGAGTCACCTCGCACCGCATGACGGGTGGGCCGCGCACGGCTTGTTGGAGTCGCGGACACACGCCTCGACGGCCTCTTCTCGCGTGCGGTGGCGCCGCGACCCGCCCCCTCCGCATGAGGCGCAAACGACCCTGTAATCGTCTTCGGAGTGGCGGTATGCGGCGCGGGTTCCGCAGAGCAGGATGCGTTCGGGTGTCATTGTTGTCTTCTCCTTTCCGGGCGATTCTGAAAGCCCCCCGCGAGGGGCTTTCCGCTGCGTCCGGGCTAGCGGTTGCCGTCGAGAATTCGGCAGATAGGGCAGGCGGCGCGGTTCTCGGTGTCCTCGTGACCGTCACTATCGAGATGATTCATGTGATGCGACTCAACGAACAGGTTCCAATAGTGCGGCCGGTTATCACGGAGCGCCTCAAGCTCGCGCACGATGCCGGACCAGGCCGCGTTGCGCGTTCTGGCGTCGCACTCGATACACACGGCTTACCCCCCCCCCTCCGCCTTGGCGATGGCAGCGCGGGCAACCGAAAGCGTGCCGTCCACCGACGAGAACGGGCCGTGCTTGGGCGCGATCCGCTCGATTGTTGCGACGGCCATTTCGAGCGCTGCGAGGAGATCCGGCGCGGCGGCGATGAGGGTGGCGTTAGGCTCGCTCTCTTCGTCCTGCCGCCACAGGGGGTTGCCGGAGCGCGTACGCTCGACGCGCGCCACGAAGAGATACCGCGCCTGCGTGACCGGGTCGGGCTGGACGCTGTCCGATGCGATACTGAGCGCCCCCGCGCCGTCCCGAACGACCCGCCACGGTCCCGGAGTGTGCTTTGTCATTGTCTCCCCTTTCTGCCGTTTCCGGCTCGCCTTGACACCGCCGTTACACGGGGTCAGGGGGAACCGGCCCCGAAGGGCCGATATCCGGTTAGTAGATTGTCCATCGGCGGAAGTCTGGCCCCGCGCCCCACTATGCGCGGACGAGCCGGAGCGTCCATTCCGTCTCTCCCTCGGGCGTGGCGTCTGTCCACCCCCTGACGATGCGAGAGACACGGGGGATTCCGGCACCGTCCACCGTTCGGACGGGCTCCGCGTCGATCTCATACTCCGAGGCGAGCAGGTCGAGGTGGGCGGATTCGATGTCGTCAACCTCGACGGTGACGGTGCTATTGGTCTGGGCCGATTCGGTTATCGCGTCGGCCAGCTTGCGCGTTCTCATATCCTAGTCCCTTTCCGCCGCCCGCAGTATCAGCGCGGCGATGTAGTATGACGCGAGGAGGAGGGAGCCGAGGAGGGCGAGGGTGCTCATTCGCCTGCCGCTTCCAGTGCATACCTGGCCGCGCCGGTTTCGCGGAAGAAATCCCCCCAAAGTTCCGTGAGGAGGTCGAAATCCGCGCCGGTCAGGGGGCGGCCATACCCGTCGAACCAGTCGAGGAACCAGTATTCGACTCTGCCGAGACCGAGATCCGGCGAGACGTAGAAGCGGAGCTCATCCCCCGGACCGCCGGTCGAAAGCTGCCAGCGGAAGAATCCGCAGCCGGTAGCGGAGGACGGCGCGAAGTCGAAGCTCAGGCCGTAATCGTTCAAGCTGCCGATTTCGGGATCTCCCTCGTCATCTCCGGCGAGGTAGAGTTTCCAGAGTTTCCGGATGTCCCGGATGCGGCCGTCCTTATTGGACTTCCAGCGCTTGCGGCAGGTTTCGGTTTCGCTCATGGTAGCCTTTCCTTTCTCGCCTAGCAGGGGGCGCTAGGCTACCCGTATCGGGCGATTCGGACGCCGCACCGTAGCCGATGCGGCCCCCGCGCCGTCCGGTTAGGCGTGAGACTGCACCGCCTCCGAAATGTATTCCCAGAAGCGGCCATCCGGATCGTCCGGAAACTCGTCGCGCCGCGCCGCGAAGGGGGATATTTTGCCGCGTGATTCGCGGATCATTTCGAGGCGCTCCCGCACGGACGAGCGGTTCCAGTATTCGCAAACCGCTTCCCATTCGCGCTCCGAATAGTCGGATTCGGAAAGGATCGGATAGTCCGAAAGGGTGGATTCGGCCTCTTCGGCAACGCGCGCGGCGGGGGAATCGGGGCGCACGAGAATGATCTCAAACCATCCGCAAGCCCAGTGGTTGAAACCCGCGACGAAGTGATCGGACCCGTCAGGATCGACCGCGCGGAGGAGCTTGCGGAGGGTCTCCCAGTTGGATTCCGTGGGGATGCCCGAATCCCGGTTCCGCCCGCAGGGGGCGACAAGCCATTCCGAGACGTCGGGGGAATCGTCGGGGCCGATGCTATCGGCGTTCAAGCCCTTGATATCAAAGCCCGTCGGGGAGTATTCGCGGTAACGTCGCATTCTGTAGCCTCCGGCCAGCGGCGGAATCGTCGTCCCGCCGCTCGACGGGGGCCGCATGGAGCGGCCGGGGGGAGGCTAGCAGAGGTACAAAATAGCGATGTCAACGAGTTTCCCGTTGACCAGAAAGAGCCGGGAAGACGTGAATGCGCGACGCTTCTTACCGGCGGAAACCGTCCCGGTCAGACAGTAACCGTCCTCCCGCGCACCGGAAAGCTCACGGTCGCCGTGCACATAGACTCCGGTTTCGGTGACGTCAACGGCAAGCGCACGATATCCGGTCAGGGCATTCCAGCCGTGCCCTGTAGTTCGGATTACGCCGCGCCTTTCGCCGTTTTCGATACCTTCGGGCGCGTCGCCCTGCCAAATAACGGTTCGGTCTGTATCGGAGACAAAGGGCATGAAAACGGGTTTCGGCATGATGTCCTCCGTTCTAGGTTGGGGTGGTAGGCTAGAGGGTCACCTTACGGACGAAGTTTTCGAGCCGGGCCGCGTGCAAGGACCATTCGCGGGCGAGCGCCTCATCCTGCCAGTTCTCTCGGATATGCTGCGCCTTGGCATCGCAGATTGACGCCATCTCTGTGAGCGTTTCGGAGAGACTGACCCGGTCAATGATGGCCTCAAGGGCATCGGATTCGGCTTGATTCATTGCTTCCCTTTCGTTCCTTGCGTTCCCGGATTCCTCGGCATCCCGCCCGCGGGGACGGTATCGGGAGAAAGCCGGTTAGTGGGAAAACTGACGCGCGAGCACCGGCCGGTTGAAGCCCCACGAAACAAGCCGCTTCTTATAGCCGTTTCCGATGTTCAAGCCGTTGAAGAGGTGGACGGCTTGCGCGAGATTGCCGCGAACGGTATACCGGGTACGGTAGGAACCGCGGCCCCGGCCGACTTGTACGAGGAACTCCGTTTCAGAGGAATAGGCGACCCGTCGCCCGTCAAGCTCATTTGTGCGGAGGTCTGTCATCGCTTCCCCTTTCCGTTGCCGTCCGTTGCGGTCGGCGCGCTGTCTATCGCACGGGCCGTGCCAACGGCTGGGATTCGGAGGCGGGATAGTCGCTAACCTCCGCCTATTCTGGCGCTTGCGAGTGAGTTAGTCCTATTGACGCGGGACCGGCGAAGGGCGAGACTAACCCATATCGTGTACCTAGTCAGCGGAGGAAACGGAGGGAAACCGCTCAACCGCGCGGGTTCGGCCGATAGACGGTTTCGGATGGACGACTAACCCATATGGTGTATTCGGCATAAGGCGTGCCAGTCCCAAAATGGGACTAAACGGAGTAAGATGAAACACTTTGTTTCAAACCTATCATTTCGAGAGGAATTGCGGAGGGAGAATGCCGTATAAGCCTACGGGACGGCCACGAGGACGGCCGCGACGGGACGGGACACCACCGGGGAGTCCACGGGTGAAACCCGCGAAGGAAGCGGAGAAGATGCCGCAAACGGCAATTCCTAGTGAAATGGTAGGAAATACGGACGGCACCGGGAATAATCTTAGAGGACCGTGGCAAAAGGGCGAATCAGGCAATCCTGCCGGGATGCCGAAGGGTTACGTTAGCTTCGGGAACGCTTATCGTCTCGTCTCGACGCTCCCCGACGACGTTACAGACGCCATCCTTGACGGCAAGTTCCCGGAAGACTGGACTAGGCCGCGCTCTGTAATGTTCCAAGTAGCCGCCAGGGCATTCCGCAAGATGCGCGACGAAGCTCCGCCCGCCCTCCTGAGTGAGGTCGCGGACCGCGCCGACGGCAAGGTTACGCAGCCGATCGCCCAAAGCATTGACGTCAAAGGAATTATCGCCCTTCCCGCCCCTCCGCCCGGTGTCGCATGGCTTGACGTAATCGAGACGCATCTAGCCGGGACGCTGCCGCCATCCCCCGAGGGAGACGACTAGCGCCCGACTTGCGGCCAAAAGGATAGCGTTTCTGTCACAAACTGCAACTAATCGATGGCGCTTGATGGATACGGCGTAGCTCGCGGCACGGGCGGGCGCACGGCATAGCACGCGGCGCGATGAGAGACGCAACGCGCGCGATCCGTATCCGGGCGCGACCCCGCCCCCAAACTTTTGGCCCGACGTTGGATCCATACCCGTCTAAACCCCCATGGAGTCACGTTCCCGTCTCTTACCCCTCCCCACCAAATTCCGCGGGGGGGGTCTACCTCCTCGCCGTTCCACCCCGCACAACCAGAAAGGAGCCGAGGTGAAGCTACTCTCGCGCATTCGCGGCCTCTACCGTTTCGACGGTGACGAGGAGCCGGTGCTGGTCTCCCGTCGCAAGTTCATCTTTGTTGGCGGCGCCATCGGGGCTGCGCTCGCTCTCCCCGCCGGTATCGCTACCCTGGCTCCGGCCGGGCCAGAGATTGATGTCAGCGGCATCATCGCGGCCTACTACGCCAGCGACGGGCGCCTCGAACACGACGGTGGCCGATGGCTCTCGACGCAAACGTGGGGCGACGGCACGAGGACGCGCGAGGAAACGGGTAGGTGGTTCTCCCGTCTCGACCCCCGCGACCCCTCGCAGTGGCACGAGGTAATCCCATCCGTCCCGCGCGACGCTGGCAAGCGGATAGCCGATGGCGTCAAGCGCAACTCATGGACCCCCGAGTCCTGGGCGGAACACTGCCGTCGCGCGGAATCCCTCTATGGCGACAGGGAGCGGTCTTACCGCAGGGCTCTCTCTGACGCCTAGCCCCCCCCGGCCCCCTACCCACGGGGGCCTTTTCTTTCGGCCACCCCCTAGAGTCTCATCGCGGCTACGGGCTAGGCGTGCTATAATGCCTAGCCATGAAGCACCTTGCTATCCTTTCCGTACTCGCGCTTTCGGCCTGCGCCCCGGACCCCACACTCAACATGGAGAAGCCGCAATCGCCGCAGATGCAGCCGGGTGGCGTTCCGTCCCCGGACACACAGCGCGTTACGGTATCCCGCGTTGGCGTCTTCTCGGATGACCTAGCGTACGGTGATCGCCGCGGTGTCTACGTCATCGTGGATAAGGAGACCGGGCGAGAGTACATCGGCGTCAGTGGTGTCGGCATCTCCGAGACTGGGCGCCATTTCGTGCCGCAGACCACCATCGTTGGCAAGGCGCCTATGACAACGCAGCGGCCGGTTTCGGACGAGAGGTAGCCATGACCCTCCTCGCCGACCCCACTGCACCCTCCCGCGAAGAGGCGCGTCTTCGTCTTGTCTGCGCGGCGCTACAGGGCTTCACGTCCAACAGCAAATATACGGGGGACCCGGCCGACTACGCCGATAGCGCAACAAAGGTTGCCGACGCCGCCCTAGCCCTGCTCTACCCGGAGCCGGAGGAGAAGAAGCCGTGAGTCCCTGGATCGTAATCGTTGCAACGGCCTGCGCGTCGAACCCGCTCAACGTCATCAATACGGTGGACATCCGCCCAACCAGCTACCGCATCCCGGTCGCGCCAGCCCCGTCCATTGCCGTCTACCGCGCAGCCTCGCGGGACGAGGCCGAGGCACTGGCTACCGGATACCGCGAGCGCAAGCTGGCTGACGCCGCCATTGGCGCCCTCGAACCAACCCGTCCGTGGGTCGGTCTCGGCTGCTCCGAATCCTCCGTCGTCATCGCGCCCGACGGCAGGGCCTACTCGGTGTCGCGCAAGCAGAAGACCAGGGAGGTCACGCGCGTTGTCGAGGAGCCCGACGGCACGGAGGTCGTGTGGTCCGAGCGCGGCCTTGACATCCTAGCCATTCCCCAGTAGACTATCCCCTACTCCCCTCCTGCCGGTTCTCCCCTACCGGCGACAAGCGGCGGTGGTTCCGGGCCTCCCCTCCCGTTGAGCTACCGCCGCTCTTTTCCTGCGTAGATGTATCCAGAGTACCACTACGTAGTAGAGGTTATAACCTGTCGGCACTTGCACGCGACTGCCTGCGTTTTGTCGCCATTCCCGAAAAGCGAAAGCGGGAGGTTGCGTACGCCCTCCCGCTTGCCCCGGCGATAGGCCCGCCGGACGCCTGTCGCAGGGTTGGCCCCCGCCCCCATGTGGGCGGACCCTACGCCTCTTCTAGCCTCTTCTTCTCTCTCTCAGCCTCCCCGTAGTCCTCGCTGCTGAAGACTGCCGCTGGCGGTCGCGTGACAGAGTAGAGCAGTCGATAGCGCCGAAGCTCGGGGTTTGGCTGGAGGACGTGCCACATTACGGCTTCTCCACCACCTCGACGCTCGTCCTCTTGACCTTGCCGCAGGAGTCGCCGCACTTGGAGAGGACCCTCCTGGCCTTGTTCGCCTCCTTGATCGACATGAAGGCGTATGGCAGGTTGACGCCCTTGGAGTGGGCTACGAAGAGGTAGACGTACTTGGTGGTCACTTCTTGTCCGCCTCTGGGTTCAGCATCGTAAAGCCCATCCACTTGCTGTCCTTGTCGGGCGTGACGCGCACGTACGGGATGCCCCAGATTGGAGACAACTCGGCGCCGCGGCACGTTACTTTCCCGCAGAACTTGCACTCGTACGCGAACGGCTCCGGATCGCCTGGGTCCAGTCGTGGCATCTGCACGCGATGTTCGCACTCGGTGTCGGTGGTCACTTCCCCATCCCCATCGCCCTAGCCAGCGCGTCCACGATCTCCTTCTCCTTCTTCGTGAGCTTGCGGCCGGAGACGACCGACCGCGGCTTGGGCTCAGGCTTCTGGCGCTTCTTCTTCATCCGGCTCTCCCTTCGGCCACTCGAACTCGACGGGTCTGACGACTACCACCCCGCCGCCCTCTCCGATCCAGGCTTGGTTCTGCTCGTCCCAGACGGCGGTCCCGAGAATGTTCTCCGCGCAGCGTACCGCGATCTGGCCTGCCTCCAAGCGCTCGCTACCCGCCCCCTGAAGCTCGGGCTCGCCGCAGCCGTCTGGGGGCTGGTAGATGACGACGTAGGCCACATGGAGCGTCAAGCCGACACGCCCGGATTCACGATGAGAACGTCAGACCGACCGACAATCGGGAGCGTCGCCCACACTGGCCGGCGCTTTCCGCGGGCCGCGAGTCCCGATAGATGCCTACACCAGTCCCTGTAATTCCCGTCGCCCCAGTACGTCATCGCGTGCGGCTTGATGCAGCACGGGCACACGAGCGCAGTAACCCCGTGCTCGATGGCGTACAGGATGGCGTGGTCAGTGCCCTCGTCTGGGTGCATCGCCACCACGGCGTCGTACGCCGGGGCGGTCCTGTGATCGAACCAGCCGTAGCGGTATCCCGCCCTCCCCGTGGCGCAGCGCTTCCGCTTGTCCCACGACACGATGCTCCGATACCCGCGCTGCCGCATGGCCGACTGTAGGTAGCCCTTGCCACCAGCAACGTCTGCCACACTGGCCGAGACGTGGACGTGGCGCTCGATGAGCTTCGCGAAGGCGTCGAAACGGCGCGGGTCACCCACGTTCACCCCTCCGTAACCGGCCGTACCGGCACGAACTGCACCACCCGTCCATCCGTAAGTCGCGCGATCTCTGCGTTGAGACTGGCCTCGAATGCGGACCGCGTCGCCATGAGGATTGTTCTGACGCTACCGGCAGCCCCAACGCCAACACTATCGCCAGTGTGCGCCGAGAACGCCGCCACTGCCGCCATTCTCTCGATCGTATCGAGCGACTCGGCGAGATATTTGCGTCCGAAGACTGAGACGCGGCCAGCAATGGCGTCGTTGATATCAGCGTCAGTCACCCCAGCACCTCCCCAACCCTACCGTCGAACCCGACCGCCGCAATAGCATGGTAGTCCCCGCAGTTCTTGGCCTTGCCCATGAGCTGCCGGAGATCCGCAGCGTCCGCGTGCCAGTCCGGCGTCCAGTGGCGCAGGGCGCACCAGACGATTATGGAGTCGTCGTTCGCTCCGAGGTGGTAGCTAGCGTCGAGGTGGCGGCAGGAGAGGCAGGAGGTCGCCATCCGGTTCCCCTTTCGTCGGCTATTCTACTCTTTTTCGACTATGACCGCAAGCGTGTATAGTCGGCGTGCCGACATCAGACTTGACTTGCGGTCCTATTTCCCGTAGACTCTCTATTGGCAAGATGCGGGCGTGTCCCCAGGCCAGAGGGGTCCCGCACCAGCGGCCTTCCGGGGCAGCGCTAATACTGTCCCTGCGGGTTGTTTGACAGCTGGGATGGCGTACTTGTCATGCGCCATGAATGTAGAGTGAGCTAATCCGGGAAATGATTGCCCGCAAAGCTCGCGGTGAAGCCGTGCGCCGATCCGCTAGTCGCCTTTGACACCTTTAGGCAGGGCCAAGCCCCCCGTCAACCCGGTCGTAATGACAGCTGTCAAACAGCCTCACCATAAAGCTGCTCTACCCCAGGCCCTTACTGGCACGCGGAGGCCCGGTCGCGCCTCTTACACCTTTGTCATGGGTAAGGGGGGGCGTGTATCTAGGCAACATGGTGAGACCAAAGAAGCGCACCAAGACGAGAAGCGGGCGTCGGCGTAGTGGTCAGAAGTTGACCCGCAAGATGCGGCTACGTCAAAGAGTGGCGCGTTGGGAGTCCGACGGATTCGACGCGGCCCTATTCGGCGCAACGAAGGATGCGTGCCGGGAACTGGATCGCGAACTCCGAAGGCTGCTGGCCGAGTAGGCGGTTTGCGCATTTCGTTGACGGCCTAGCCGTGCTAGGCTATAATGTGCGAATGAAATACGGAGAAGCACTAAGTCTCCATCGCTTCGCGTATGGGTGCGGGGCCGAGTTCATGCTGGTCAGCCCGCGCGAACTTGTCCGCATAATGGACACAGCGGTCTCCGGTAGCTTTGAGGAGGCGTGCTGTGCGCTTGACGAACTATGGCCGTCGGCACGCGGCCCAGCCGGGCAGAAGAAGTATGCAGAGCGGGTACGCCTACTGGGCAGTGACGTTGACGACGACGCCACGGAGCCGCCGGTAGAGCGATCCGCCCCGGACGGTATTGATGTCGTTGGCGTGGCCTACGGCCAGCGTAACAAGAACGTCGCGCTACTCGGCTTCAAAGACTACGCCGAATACCTGCGTTCGCCGTTATGGTTCTCGATTCGCGCCAGGGTGCTGCGCGAGCGTAGCCAGTGCGACTTCTGTGGTTGCGAGGCAACGCAGGTACACCACTCGTCGTATTCGATGGACGTACTCCGCGGCAACACGACCGTCGGCCTCCACGCGACGTGCCGTGAGTGCCACCGCGGCGGCGAGTACGACGGTAGGAAGAAGCTCTCGCCGGGCGTTGCCACAAAGAAGATGCGCGCAAGCGGCAGGAGGAAGAAGGCTTCGGCCCTCGCCTCCGATTAGTTTTCCCTTGCCCGCCTAGCCGTTATGGGCTAGAATCGGGGGAAGGGAGGCTGCTTACCAGATGCGCGTTCTAGTCGGGTGCGAGTTCTCGGGGACTGTGCGGGACGCCTTCATCCGGCGCGGGCATGACGCGATGTCGTGCGATCTGCTGCCGACGGAGAGGCCTGGGCCGCACTTTCAAGGGGACGTTCTGTCGATCCTTGGCGATGGCTGGGACCTCGCCGTCTTCCACCCGCCGTGTACCTACCTTACGGTGTCCGGTAACAAGTGGATGAAGCCCGAGTACCGCGACCGCTTCCCCGACAGGCCGCGGCAGCGCGAAGAGGCGGTCGAGTTCTTCATGGCTCTTGCCAACGCGCCGATCCCGCGCATCGCCATCGAGAACCCCATCGGCATCATGTCTACGCGCTGGCGGAAGCCTGACCAAGTTGTCCAGCCCTGGATGTTCGGCCACGGCGAGGTCAAGGCAACGTGCCTTTGGCTGAAGGGCCTACCCTTGCTAGCCGCTACTTTAGTAGTCCCCGGACGCAACCCACGGCTCCACCGTATGCCGCCCAGTCGCGACAGATGGAAGGAGCGGTCGCGTACGTACCAGGGTGTCGCTGATGCGATGGCCAATCAGTGGGGATGAAAGGTGTGTGGCACATGAACAACCCTCGCATCGACTACCGCGAACTCGTGCTGCTGATTGTGGCCGTCGGCGCGGTGCTGCTCGTTGGGCTGTGGGGGGTGAGCCGGTGAGCGACATCGTCTGCTCCGATTGCGGTGTTCCGAAGCCGCCCATCTGCTACGAGCACGCCTACTCGCGTAGGGGCAAGCTGAAGACGGTGTGTATCCAGTGCTGGCGCGCGCGCAGGAGGGGAACCAGGCACGCGTATTACGTCGAGCACAGCGAGGAGATCAAGCGAAAGAAGTTTGAGCACCTCGGCCCGGATGGCATGGCCGAGTCTGTCGCAAGGAGCTGGGAGAAGAGGGGGCTCGTGTAATGAATCCGTGGCTCGTGATGCTTGGCGCTCTGATCGGCGCATTTGCTGGAACCATGATGGGGCACGGAATGGCATACGTCATCGAGAACATGAGGCGGCGATGAGCGACATCTGTAAGGTCGCGCTCCTCGCCTTCGTCGCGTTCTGCGTTGGGCATACCGTGGTGGACATCGGCGGGTTGGTGCGGGATTGGGTGCGGCGATGATTCCCTCCGAACTCGGCCTCGCGGCGTTCCTGTTCGGCCTCTGCCTCGGCGCGATCGGCGTGCTGTTCCTCGTGGTTGACGAACGCGGAAAGGGTGGGCGGCGATGAGTGAAGTAAAGCGTACCGAGCGCGGTTGGGCTGGTCATTTTTGCGCCGCGCGCGACTGCCAGTTCCGCCGGAACACCCTGCTGGAGAAAGACGGGAAAGGCATTGTCGTATCTACTGTCGGCGCCTACTGCACACGCGGCGAGCGGAAGTTCAAGGAGATCGGACGAGACCGCCACTACGAGACGATGGCATTCCGTGCCGACATGGACGACGTGTATCGCGGCATATTGGCGTCGTGCGAGATTGGCTTGGCGTCGCGGCAGTCGCTAAGCATCACGCCGAAGAACGAGAGGTTCGTAGACAACCTGGCGAACGATATGCACGAGGCCGCGGTGGCAGATATCGCGGGGAGCTTTGACGCCGCATGGGAGTCCGGGAAGTCGTGGTACGAGGACGCGGATGGCGACTGACATCCACCTCTTCGTCGAGTCCTCACCCGCCCGCACGAGCGGTCCCCCGCTCGTCACGGCTACCGATATCACGCTGCCGCGGAACTACGCCTTCTTCGCGATCCTCGCTGGCGTCAAGGGCGAGTACACCGAGCCGGTGGCTGCGGGCCGCGGCATCCCCGAAGACTTCTACCTGCCCCGCTACACCGTCGAGGAGTTCTGGGGAATCCTGCGCTGGTGGACACACTGCACACCTGACGAGTGGGAGCTTGCCGTCTTCAAGGCGTACGCATTCGAGGGCGAAGTCCAGACGAAGGACACGCAGTACCGGCTGGACCTCTACCGGACGCTGCTGCCCTGGTGGCGCGAGCTTGAGGCGCGGGGGCACAAGGTGACGATCACGGTCGGGTTCGAGGAGGGCGCATGAGCGGAAAGCCGAAGTACCCGCTGCCGGATCAGGAGTGGGAGTCGCTGATGCGCGACGTGATTGATGGCGACCTCGGTGACGAAGAGAACGAGCGGGCCTGCCTAGCCATCGAGCGGATTAGGGACGAGCGGTATGCGCTGAAGGCGCGGCTGGAGAGGAGAGAGAAGTGAGTTTCGCCGAAATCGGTGCTGAGATCGGGGCGCTGGTGGACCGCAAGCGATTGGCCTACGGCGACGCCGTGTCAAAGACGGGGGATTTCCTCCTGTTGCTGTATCCGAATGGTATCCCACCCGAAAAGTATCACGACGTTGGGCTGATCGTGAGGGTGATCGACAAGCTGTGCCGTGTCGCAACAAAGAACGACCCGTTCGGCGAATCCCCGTGGGTTGACTGCGCTGGCTACTCTCTGCTTGCGTCTGGGCGCACCTGGGCGCGTGTTGCGGGGGACGGCCGCGAGGAGGGCGATGGCGATGCCAATAAAGCCAACTCCGCTGCCTGAGCGCTTCTGGGCGAAGGTAGATAAGAATGGTCCCGTGGCTCCGCACATGGATTCGCAGTGCTGGCTATGGACCGCAAGCGCGCACATATCCGGCTACGGCCAAATAGGCTCTGGCGTGCTGAGCGGGCGCAAGACCATGCTTCTGACGCACCGCGTGGCATACGAACTGACGTATGGGCCAATACCAGATGGGATGTTCGTGCTCCATGGCTGCGATACGAAGCTATGCGTGCGGCCATCGCACCTGCGTGTCGGCACGCCGCTCGACAACGTTGCAGACATGATCGCACGCGGCAGGATGTGGACGAAACTGACGCCGGAACAGGTGGCGTATATCCGCAAGGCGCACAAGCCATACGTTGTAACGAATAGATCACTGGCTGAGCGTTTTGGGGTTAGCGTTGCACTCGTAGAGAAGATCGTTGGCGGGACAGCGTGGAAACACACTCAGGAGCAGCAGCCGTGAGTGGCCTCCCCAAGCCCTCCTACCACAGCGGCCTGCGCGTCCACGTCAATTGCCCGCTGTGCGACGATGGCGTGCTCGCTGCGAACTTCTATCCGGAGGTCAAGGCGCGCACGTACGGACCACCGGAGCAGTGTTATCCGGGAGACCCGCCGGAGGTTGAGTGGGAGTCGCCGTGCCCCGCGTGCGGCGAAGAGATCGGCGACGAGCACTACGACGACATGCTGCTGGAGGCAGAGGAGGCCGCTGGTGACGATTACTGAGAGAAATCCCAACCCTGTTCAGTTCCGCGCGCGACTGTCGGAATACCTCTCAGGCGGGGCGTGCGACACGTTCTGCTCCATCTACAGGGCGCTGTACGAGGACGCCGCCGTCTACGCCCAGGAAGACGACGAGCTTCGTGCCGCGAAGGAAGATGTGGAGGAACTCCGCGAGGCGCTGGCGCAGGCGCAGCTTGATCTGGCGGAGGCGCGGGCGGAGGTTGCACTCTTCGTCGCGAACCCCGACAACGCGCCGGAGAAGCCCAAGGAGAAGCCGAAGCGAAAGGGGTGATGCCCCGGACAACGCGGGTACGACAAGGCCCCGGACGAACCGGGGCCTTCGTGCGTCTAGGGTGTGCGCTGGCTAGTCCCAGTATTCGTTCTCGGCCTGTTCGTCAGCGTCCTCCGCAATGGCAAGCTTCTGCTCGTCGGTTAGCGTGTGCCAGATGGCGCGGGTCTTGTCGCCGATGTAGTTGTGCCATGAATGGACGCGCTCCGTACGGCTCCAGTCTGGGTTGAGCGGGTCGTTGGGCCAGAGAATTCCGCCGGGCATGACAGAGCCCTAGTACGCCTTCTGGTTGGGGTCGGGGGCGGTGGTGTTGCCGATGTAGTCGTTCAGCCCGCCCTTTCGGAGGTGCCAGAACTTGTCGTACCGCGCCGCGTTGAGTTCCGCGTTCGCCTTGTCCAGCGCTGCCGTCGTGTCCTTGAGCTTTGCGAGAAGCTGGTCACGCTCGTTGCGGAGGTTGGCGCTCTTCGCGATCTCGGTGCCGATCTCCGCGGCGTAGCGATCGAGTTCAGTCTGCTTGTGCCCGAGCACGTCGAGCCGCGAGTCGGCGATCTGCTTGTAGTAGGCGGCGTCGCGAAGGGCCTTGTCGCGGTCGGCGATGGCCCCCTCCGCCACCTTCCCGTACCACTCCGCCCGCTCGTCGGCGATCTTGGCGTCGTCATGCGCTTCCTTGAGGGCGAGCGCGTAGTCGGCCGCGTCCGGCTCGTCGTCGCAGCACTCCCCGCAATGGCACGCGCAGTCGTCCATGAGGCTGGAGGTGTCGCCGTCTGGGACAACGATCTCGATTGACACGGTGCCGGTGGGCTCGGACGCGCGAAGAGCCTCGATGACCTGGGCGGGGGATTCCTTGACGTAGACGAGGCCGTTCCCGTAGACGTGGATCACTGATCCGATCTCGCTCGGGGCTTTCATTAGACCGTGGATGCTGTCCGGCGAGACAGCGACCACCGCATCCGTACGGACGTGGATGTCGCCGGAGTGCTGGGACGGGGAAAAGCGGATGAATTTCATTGGACCTCCATTCGGGGTAAGTATAACCTAGTCTTGCTATCCTGTCTATTATGGTTTACAATGTGGTCCACGCAAAGGAGGCGTCAATCGTGGACGAGATTTGTGCTGGATCTGCGTCGGTGGCGGAGGAGTGGCGCCCCGTCGTCGGTTGGGAGGGCTGGTACTCCGTGTCGAGCGCGGGCAGAGTTAGGTCCGAGCCGAGGACGATAGTCAGGAAAGACGGGGTCGTAACGGAACTAAATGGGAAGCCGCTGGCCGACCGAGTGAGCACCAAGGGGTACATCGTCGCGGCCCTGACGCGCAAAGGGAGGGCCGTGTATCGGCCCGTGCATCAGCTTGTGGTCGAGGCGTTTATCGGCCCCATCCCGGATGGCCTACAGGTCAACCATAAGAGCGGCATCAAGCGCGACAACCGGCTTGAGAACCTGGAGACGGTTACTCCGCGCGAGAATGTAGCGCACGCCTACCGGCTGGGATTGGCACGCCGAGGTCGCGTGTACGGCGAGGATTCCGGCACGGCAAAGCTCACCAACGAGCAGGTGCGGGAGATCCGATCCCGCTATGCGGCTGGTGGCGTCAGGCAGATTGACCTGGCCAACGAGTTCGGGGTTGGCCGCGGCGCCGTCGGGAAGATCGTCCGCGGAGAGAGGTGGCGCCACATCATGCCGATGGTCGGGCCGTGGCCGTGCGCAACTAATTCCGTCCCGGCAACGTAGTTACGGCACCGCGCTAGTCTACCTACCCTTGCGCGCAGAGAGGGTGTGGCTGTAGACTGACCGTACATTGGTGACGCAGTTTACCTCTAGCGGTAGGCCCGTCCTCTGGATTCCGTCCAAAAAGCAGACACTTCTGCTTATGTGCCCTATCGAGGACGTTTTCTTCGGCGGGGCTCGCGGCGGCGGGAAAAGTGATGGATTACTGTGCGATTTCCTTGTACACCTACAGGCGAATCAGGGCCTAGCCCGCGGGATGTTCTTCAGGAAGTCGTATCCGGAACTCGCCGAACTCTGGGCTCGCGCGATGGAACTCTACCCCCACACCGGAGCCGAGTCCAACAAGACCGAGATGATGTTCACGTGGCCGAATGGCGCCAAGATCGAGTTCCGCTACCTAGAGAATGATGAAGACGCAAACCGCTATCAGGGCAGGAATGTCACCTGGCAGGGTTTTGACGAGCTAGGGAACTTCGTCTCGTTCGATCCGATTGACAAACTGTACGCCACGCTGCGGTCGGCACATGGTGTCAAGTGTGTGCGGCGAAGTGCCGGGAATCCGGGCGGACCTCTTACTCTTGGGATCAAAGAGCGCTACATCGACCCGGCGCCACCGTACACGCCGTTCAAGTGGTCTCCGAACAAGCTGCGGCCCGACCTCCAGATTGAGTCGGTTTTCATCCCGTCAACCCTTGACGACAACGAGTACCTTCTAAAGAACGACCCCGGTTACGAGTCACGTCTGGCCGCCGCGGCCCCCGACCCGATGCTCTGGAAGGCATGGCGCGAGGGGTCGTGGGACGGACTGTTCGGGCGATTCTTTCTCAACTTCGATCCGAATAGTGACAGGTGTGTCGTTGAGCCGAGGCCGCTGTCCCCTTGGTACACGCGCTGGATCGCGGTGGACTGGGGGTTCGCCCATGACGCCGCCGTCACCTGGGGTTGTTATGACGGCTCTGTTATCTACGTCTACCGCGAGTTCAAGGCCCGCGAACTAACCCCTGCGGAACTCTGCCGAATCATCGTCCAGATGACAGGCAAAGACGAGCAGATTGATGTCGTCTTCCTCTCCCCTGACGCATCGCAGCGCCGTTCCTCGCCGAAGACGATTGACCAAGAGTTCCGCGAGAACCTGCCGTGGACAGTCCGGAAGGCGGACAACGATCGGATCGGGGGCTGGGTGCTTCTGAACCAGATGTTCCAACGCGGGACGCTCAAGCTCTTCTCGGAATGCAAGAGCCTAATCAAGTGGCTCTCGACGGCACAGAGAGACCCGAAGCGCCCGGAGGATGTCCTAAAGCACGAGGGCGACGACCTTGGCGACTCCCTACGCTATCTAGTCAAGACATCCGACATCATCCCGCGCACGCCCCCCGAAGTCCTCTACGAGCAACGCATTCTCCCGCACATCCAGGC